TAAAATACTTCTGAAAATGAACCGCCTTACTATCTAAAATCCTTATACGAGAATTTACACCGGGAATAATCTTGGTATAAAAAATCTGTCTAAACTCCGAACCCCCACCGCCCTCTCCATTCTGGCTTTCTGGAATATCTGCAAACGCGCTCATGGTTATCTCCTATTTAGTCGCTCATTTAGCGTATTTATAGTGGCCTTCTGCATATCATCTAAGGCCTGAAGTGCTTCATCACTATCCATATCATAAGGAATTTCTTTAATCAATGTTAAATAATTTCTATAAGCAATTTCTATAGTAATAAGCTGATGTAATTGAATACTTTCTATAGCTATAGGGTCTAATGCCAAATCCTCTGGAATATTAACAATATTATCAAATACCTTTATATTTTTGAAATCCCCTAAAGAATATGTTCTACTAATTGCGCTAGTTCTGTTAAGAACCCCGCCTACCGCATCCTCTTTACTCATTTAGCCAGCCCTCCTCTTTTCCATAGTGGTATAATAAATGCATAAACAGGCGTATAAGGTAATCATCCTTTTCTAATACAACACCTGTACCAACATAATAATTAATTACAAATCTAAAAGTATCAACGAGTAACTCTTTAGTGTTCAAAGAATCAGCATCTAAAATATTAACTAATTCTTTTAGTCCATGCCCCTGTAATATAACACTAGGTATGTCTTTATCTTTCTTCAACATCACCGTCGTCATTGGCAACCGCCTCCTTTGAAATAAAGTGGTTCCTTTCCGAATCTACTACATTATAGCACAAATCTACTATTCTGTCAAGTAGTTCAGGGTTTTCTTTTAGATACTGGGCCGTATTCAGAATACCGGGGCTGGAACCAATAGTATCATCCTCAAACCCGAAATAGGAGCCCCTGTTCTTAATAACCCCTAGTAAAGAACCAAACGATATTACATCTACCTCAAAATCAATGCCCTTTCCATAGTATAGATTTGTAGTAGCCTGTCTATAGGGTTTTCCAACTTTATTCTTCTGAATAGTAAAATTTACAAAGTTTCCAATCTGTTCCGCATCTTTTGCTGTACCGTCTTTAATAGCTTTACCTTTTGAAATATAAATTTTTAGGGATATATAATGTCTTAATGCGTGACCCCCCGGAGTGGTATAGCCCCCAAAAAAATCCCCTATTTTTGCTCTTACTTGGTTAGTAAAAATAAAAACTATTTTCTTTTTATTGATAGAGAATATATTTCTTCTAAGAAATTTAGAAATCAATCTAGGAGACAGCATCATTGTTGCTTTGTCAAAGGGTTTTTCCAACTCCTCGTCGGGGGATAATGATGCTATAGAATCAAAAACTATAACTCTAAAACCACTATTAATGCCGGCCTCGGTTAACTTAAAGGCGCTTTCTGCTGATTCAGGTTGAACTATAGTAAGTAGGCTTTCATCATAATTTTCTCCCAAAATATCCCTAACGTATGCTAAATCCAAACTATTTTCTGTATCCACATATAAACAATTTAATCCTTGCTTCATAGCGTTCTTAACTATACCTAAAGAAAGAGTTGTCTTACCTCCAGACTCAGGTCCAAATATTTCAGTAACTCTTCCCAAAGGAATTCCCCCTATACCTGTGGATACATCAATAGACAAGGCACCTGTAGAAATAGATAAAACTTCTTCACTTTCATCTTTCAATAAAAAATCCTCACCAAACTCTTCTATAACCATTTCATCAAAACTTTTATATTCTTTCTTTGCCATTTATTCTCCTAGTCCCATCCAACGGAACATCCACAATAAAATGCGTCAAATTCTTGAGGTCCAACAGGAGTAAAATTATCACAAATTTTACTCGAATGTTTTGGTACAAAAAATTCTTTCTGTTTCTTTATGTGTGCTATTTCCACATATCTACAATTAGCACAATGTTGCTTAGCGTATTTTGAGCCCTTTCCTCTGTACTCAAAGAAGGGCAAAAACTCATCAGAAGGTCTTTCACAATTACAAATTGTTTCCTTGCTTCTACAAGAATTTACATCTGTTCTTTTGTCATTTATATATATACAATGAAAATCCCGCCCCCACGGTCTGCCATAAGAAGTGCATCTTGCTCTGCGTCCTTCTAAATGTGGTTTCTCAATAACATCAAAACAACTACATATAACACATGCCCATCCTAGTTCATTATCCCCCGCCTTTTTGCCTAAACTATTAGCTCTATGACCACACGCCATGTAGGGAGGATTAGTCGTATCTATTTTATCCATACTTTATCTACCTTTGAGTTATATTCAATAGGTACTCTGTTCAAAAAATAGTTAGCAGGCTTTAGCATACATTTATCAACAAATGTTTTAGCATCTGCGTTAAGCCTGAATTTTTCTTCCCCATCTTCATAATATGTTTCAACTAAACTATCATGTACTTCTAGAACAAGTTCGTCATGTACTTGTAATAACATTCTAAACTTTTCCCAACCAAAGGGATTATCATGGAACATATCTAGCATAGCCAGTTTTAGAATTTCGGCCGCGTCCCCTTGAATTATTTGATTGATACCCTGTCTTTTGGCTTTAGAAATTTTCTTGTTATAAAGCCAAGGAAAAATCCCTACAGGGGACTTAGGATAAGTTAAGTATCTTCGTCTACCATAATGAGTTGTACTATACCCTCTTTTAATAATTTCACTGCCCATAACAGCTAAAAATCTAGATAACGTTTTGTATTGAGAAAAGAATTTATCCAAGTATTCCTTGCCTTGTTCTAATGACCATCCAAAGTTATAATTCAACCCGTACTCGGTAGTTCCATAGATAACAGCGAAGTTCAAAGTTTTTCCAACTTGCCTCTTTTCATCTGTAACCTTCTCTAATGGTATATCAAAAACAAGGGATGCTGTTAAAGCATGAAGGTCTACGCCATTATTGAAGGCGTCTATCATCAAAGATTCCCCACTAGTTTCAGCCATCAATCTTAGCTCTATTTGTGAGTAGTCTAAAGTAACTAGCTTGTATGAAGGTAGTGCTATAAAACAAGCTCTATATAAAAAATCCGCTATAATTTGTTGCATATTAGGATTACTACTGGCCCACCTTCCTGTAACTGCCCCTAACTGACTATAATCAGTATGTATTTTACTGGTTATAGGGTTTACATATTTTAGAAACTCTTCACCAAAAGCAGTGCTCTTTTTGAAATACCCCCTATAATTTAACAACAGGTCAACAAACTCATTACCCCTAAATCTTTGAAGCTCTTTTTCTGATGATGATTTTGTAGAAATCCCTAACTTATTAAGAATATTAACCACTTGTTTAGGACTTGCCATATTTATAAGAGGAATTACTGTTGCTACAATCTCTTCTCTAGGAGTTATCTGCTCGTATTGTTTTCTTCTAAACTTTGCAGTAAATTTTCCACCAGCAAGGTCCTCTCTTATACTCAGAGAATCTATAGCTTCTAGAGCGTTATTAGTATTAGGAGCTATTTTATGAAAATTGTCCGCCATATAGACAAGCGTTTTACTTTCATATTCTTGACTTTTTTGTTCGGCTATCTTTGCTAAAGCCATCCAACTTTTTTGGTCAAAAGAAATTCCCTGATACTCCATCATAGCAATAACAGGTATCAAATTCATTTCCATTTTCCAAACTTTTTGCATATCTATTCTGTCAATTAAATTTCCCTGAATTTCTGCCATTGGAATAAGAAATTCTACGTCCCTAGAAGCGTAGTTATATTGGTCGGGTGTAAAATCAAAATCCGTTTTACCATAAAAAGTATGTCTAATATTCATGTCTTTTCTAATGTTAAAATACTTCTCTAACAGGTCATCTAATGATGGATACAACATAGATACACCCGGCTTTGTTAAAGTTTCTGTTAGCATAGTATCAAATGGATTTTTAAATAGTATTCCAAAATGATGATAAATCATTTTAGCATCAAATTTAAAATTGTGACCTATAGTTAAAATATTTCTATCATGTATTAGCTCTAATACATATCTTATAATCTTGGGGTCTGCCTTACCTACGTTAATAACAAAGGTTTCTCTATCCTTAAAACTAATTTGTATCAAAAGCAGAACCGATTCATATACATCTAGTGATGACGCTTCAACATCGAATCCTATAATATCTTCGTTCTGTAAGCGTGAAATAAGAACTTTCATATTTTCCGAACCAAGGTCCTTAATTAATCTCATTTAACCTCCTTAGACTTTAATTATTAAAGTTATTTTTAACTATTATATATTATTAACTATTAATTAACTTAACCTTCCTCTCAGGACAGTAGTCCTATTATACCATAAAACCGCTCATCTGTCAAGTACCAACTCCCTCTTGACAAATTAATGAATATATGCTATAATAGGGAAATCCCTGTGTAGCAAATCAAAGGAGGGTTCATACATGGATGATATTAGAAAAAGACTAGTACTATTTAAAGCTTACCTGACTAGCCGCAAGAGGCACCATGAAACTATGCTATCGGTAATGGAAGTGGCTCCTGGTATAAACTTGCCCGAAATCGAAAACCACCACCTGCTTCTTGACTACATAGACGATATTATAAACGATTTCGATGTCATTGTCAATAGTGAAAACCTAGAGGAACCGTCATAAGGACACCCTGTTGTAGTATAATAAGGAGTACGGTAATGAATATACAAAAAGTTATAACAAGTTTTTATGTCATATTAACTTTGCCATTGATTATTTTGGTGTTGATATTATTTTGGCCTCTTGGATTGGCGTGGTATATAGGAGATATATTTGTAGAAAATGAAATGTTGGTATTTATTACAGGGTTTAGTTTAGAAATAGCATATCTTTTTTTTATTACATATTATGTATCACTTATATAATACCGATGTTGTAGAATGGGCTAAGGAATATGATGGCCCAAAGTTTCACGCTCTTATTTGTGACCCACCCTACTTTTTAGATACTGTTCAAAAGCGTTATGGAAATATGAATAAAGATTCAGAGGGGATTGTAGCGGATAGGATTAGAAATCGCTCAGATGGTTTAGCAAGATTAGCGAGTGGATTTCTTGGAGTAGAATGGGACACGGATATAGCCTTTTATTCCGACACTTGGAAAGTGTTCGGAGAATTAATGCATGATGGTGCTATAGGAATGGCGTTTAGTCACTCTAGAAATTATCATAGAATGGCCTCAGCTATTGAAGAGGCCGGTTTTATTATTTACCCCTTGATAGCTTGGATAAATAGTCAGGGATTTCCTCACCCAACCAAAGTGAAAGAAGATGGTTGGGACGATTTTTATTATAACAGAAACGTGTTAAAGGGCTCTATTGAACCCATATGTGTTTTTCAAAAAGCGTACCCCGGTAAAATGTGGGATGCTATTGAAAAAACTGGAGCGGGTGTTTGGAATATTGGTGCTGGCCGTGTTGCAGGGGAACCGGTACCTATAAATGTTTTAGAGGAGTGGTCTGGATTTGGAGAAAAGATTCGACCAAAGTATATACAGAAAATCAATACCAAGGGAAGGTGGCCTGCTAATTTGATAGGTACAGACGGTTTTGATTTACCTTTTGATGATTTCTTTTATCAGATGAAACCTACTGTAAAAGAAAAGAACGCCGGATTAAACGAAAAGAACCCACATCCTACTATTAAACCAATTGATTTGATAAGGTACTTATCAAGTCTTATTTTGCCACCGGGAGCCTATGCTCCTAGAAGACTCTTTGTTCCTTTTTCTGGTACTGGTTCAGAAATGATAGGATGCCTATTGGCAGGATGGGACCACGTTACCGGAGTGGAAATCGAGAATAAAAGTTTACAGGTAGCTAAGAGGAGATTAGAACATTATGTTGGAGAATAAACATACTTGCTTTTATTGTCAGAAATATTACAAAGATGTTGAAAAAGCAAGGGAGTGTGAGAACGAGCATGACGTTATAATGGTGCCATTTCTAAGAGAAGATTTAAATAGATTGGTAAATTATATTGCTAGTGGAGATAGAAAGTTATTAACTGAAAGACTTTCTAGAACTGTTCTTAAGTACGTAAGAGCGGGCCAGAGTGACTAGAAAATTGAAAATGTGGGACCACAGGCATACTCATATATGTCCTGTGTGTAAAAAGAAAATAGAATTTAAAGACTATTATACCTTGCCTTTAAGAACTGAAAGTATATTTCTTCATAAAGGCGAATGTACAAAGAAAGCAAGAAAGAACCCTAATTTATTACTACTAAATGAGTAAAAACCTACAGATTTATGCAAAAAATATGCATAAGTGCTATAATTTAAGGAGGAAATATGGAACTCAGTTTTGCCCCCGCCGATGAGGGAGGCATTGTTGCATACGCCAGTATTGACAGTGCTTTTATTAAAGTAGAAATTAAGAAAGAAAAATGGAACCCCTGCCCCGATTGTGAAGAAGAAATGATAATCAATGGACGTTGTAAAACTTGCCCCAATTGTGGGTGGTCAAGTTGTAATATATAGGGAGTATAATGGGAAAAGAAAGAATGACGCTTCCGAATAAAGCGAAGCTTAGAAATCTAGTTCAGTATCGAGACATGTCTGATGAAGAATTTGAAGCCGCTTTGGACATTGCTACCGATGAATATGAAATATCTCCAGAAAGGCTAAAAGAAAAACTAGATGAAAAATTAGAAGAGTTAGGCAAGGACTACGATTTAACGGATATGAAGGCGAACGATTTATCACAACTTCGTAGCCTTCTACTTTCTCAACTACAGTTAGAGGAACTCGACCTAACTGCTTTTGCTTTAAGAAAGGATGCAGACGACCCTGTTATAGTTCAAGTACTAGACAAGATTAGTGGTATTCAAACTAGACTAGTAAAAAATATTTCGGATATTTCAGGGGACCTTCAACTTACTAGAAAAATTAGAAAAATGAGTAAAGAAGCAAGCGTAGTTAATGCCATTGAAGATTTGAGAGAAAAGGCCAGAATATTTTATAAAGAAAGAATGCTTTATATCTTTTGTCCTGAATGTAAAATGCTATTATCTACTGTTTGGTTAAACTATCCGGATGCTCATAATATTCTTCATTGTACTTGCGAAAGATGTGGAGAAAAGTTTGATGTAAAACTTTCAACTCTTTACGAAACAGATAATAAGAATTTAGAGAATGTAGTGGTGCCCTAATGGTAGATTTATATATTGGAGTAGCTACATATGGGAATCTAAAATATACAAAATTGGCTATAAAATCCATAATAGATGGTACTACAACTCCATTCAAGCTTCTAGTTATTTCTGATAATCAAGGAGACGGTACTAAAGAGTGGTGCAACTCTCAGGGAATATACTGTAAACAACGTCAAAAAAACTGGGGGTTTCCTAGTGCTATTAATGACTTATACGATATAGCTTGGAATGAAAATCCTAATGCTAATGTTATAATTATGGGAAATGATGTTATGGCGTTTCCCGGTTCTATTGACAATTTGGTACTCGTGGCTAACTCTACGGAATATGAGTGGATTAGTGGGGTAGCCGTTCTAACCCCAAGAAAATTTGTTAGAAAATTTCCACAGTATCGAAATAAATTTGATGGAAATTTTAATTTAATAGACGAAAATTTTTATGTATGGAAAGAAGCCGAGCCTCCTATGACCGGAGAGTTAGCTGATTTGGGAAATTATGGAATAATAGGCGACAGCCATAATCTATGCTTATTCAAAAGGTCTATATTTGACAAGATAGGATACGTAGATGTTAATTTTTATCCGGCATACTACGAAGATAATGATTATGCTAGGCGAGCACAATTATCTGGAGCTAAGTTGGTCAGGACTAGAAACTCCCCCTATTTTCATTTTTGGAGTAGGACTATACATGAAGCGGGTATGAAGAAAACAAATGATAAATATTTTCCCTTAAATAAGAAATTCTATGTTCAAAAATGGGGCGGGGAACCGGGTAAAGAATCTAGAAAAAACCCGGTGAATGGGTTAAAAATTGATACTAGAGATAACGAAGTAAAAATCATAGAGTCCTGGATGAAAAAATGAAATTATATGCTGTAATTATTGGCATAAATCGGTGGAAACAATATACAGAGCCTTTTATACAATCTTTATTAAATAAAGAACCCTTGTGTAATATAGTCTTAATAGATAATGGTTCTGAAAACCCCTATTCAGAAATAGATGGTGTTTTACTAAAAAGAATTCCACTAAGTTCTTATGCCGCGGCGATTAATGTAGGTATTAAACTATGTACCAATGCTGACTGGATTCTTATACTTAATAATGACATGTTATGTAATAATTCTTTTTATAATATAGTAACACAACTTTCTCCAGATGTAATGTATGGAGATACTTTACAAAAAGCATGGGGAGGGTATACAGTAGGCCATCTTATGCTAATTTCTAGAAAAATTTTGAATACTGTAGGATATTTTGATGAGCAGTTTGAGGTTGCCGCTTTTGAAGATGTTGATTACTGCCGTAGAGTAAAGAATGCGGGTTTTAGTATTCAGAAGCAAAAGTTTCCGATAACTCATTTTGAAGGAAAAACTCGATATGATATTTCAAAATATTCTGAAATTAGAGAATTAAATAGAAAACGGTTTTTGGAGAAATACAGGCAATGACTATAACAGGGATTATACCTGCCGCCGGCACTGGTTCAAGATGGGGAGGCTATTACAAGGAATTGCTTCCAACGGGCCATAATGAGCATCTAATAGATAGAGCTGTGCTTACATGTCGAGTGGGCGGGGCAGAGAGGGTAGTTATTATAACAACTCCAGAAAAGATATCTGCACATGCGAGTCATTTTAGATATCGCGATAGTGATATAATATTTAAAATTCAAGACGGAGTCAATGATATATATAGTGCTATAGAAAGCTCTTTTTCTTGGAATACAGAAACTAATTTATTTGTTATGCCAGATACCTATATACCTCTAGGGACTTTTAGAAGTATAAATAATGCCCCTTTTCAACTAGGAGTTCATTCCACTACTATGCCGGAAAGATTTGGGATTATAAACTATGAATCTAAGGAAGTACTAAATAAACAACCATTAAAAGATGGAGTATATGATGCTTGGGGGGCGCTTGTGTGGTCACTAGATGTAGCAAAATTATGGAATAAAAATGAGCCTTTAAGTTATACAGATGCTATAAACTTAGCGATAAGACGGTTTGGACTGAGTACTTTTAAGATGGAATTTTATCATGACATGGCGGAGTTTGCAGATTATAGAAGATTGTTAGGGGAGATTTATGAAAGTATATTATAATAAACATCAGGGACAAAGGGGCTTTATAATCGCCAATGGTAATAGTTTAAATGATATAGATGTAACCCTTATGAAAAACGATGTAGTAATTGCTTTGAATAGAGGATATCTAAAAGAAGGTCTACCAATTACTTATCTTGTAGTATGCAACGATTTAGTAGAAAAACAGTTTGGTAATGAGATTCTTAAAGTTCGTTGTAAAGATATTTTTTCTAATTCTTTACCAGGTACCCAAAGACTACACTGGACTTCCGACATTCCAAGATTTCAACCCGACGCTAGTAAACCAATATGGCAGGGGCATACAGTTACTTTTGTAGCAATGCAATTAGCCTATTATATGGGTATGAACCCCGTTTATGTGGTTGGTCTAGACCACTATTACGACCAAAGTGGGTCTGTAAAAAAGAGGGGGAGGGGTATAGTTTCAGAAGGTGATGACCCTAATCATTTTCATAAAGAGTATTTTGGAAAAGGAATAAGATGGGACCCTCCAAATTTAAGAATGTCAGAAAAAGCATATAGATTAGCTAGAACATATTACAATGCTCATCATAGACAGCTTTGGAACGCTACAGAAAAAACAGCCCTTTCAGAAGATATACTTCCTAAAATAAAATATGAGAGTTTATTTGATGTCTAATATTATAGTATATCAAATGGGAAAGGTTGGTTCTCGTTCTGTGCAAAGGGACCTTATAAATGCGGGAATAGATGCAGGACATACTCATAGATTGGATAGGGTAAAAAATCCCACACCAAATGATAAATATATATCTCCGGTTAGGGACCCCGTAGCTAGAAACCTGTCTGCTTTTTTTCATAATATAACTAAGTTTGATAAACACTATTTACAATATTCTGTAAAAGATTCACAGCGGCTGGTTGATTTATTAATTTCAAAATATCCCCCTGAAATTTGTTTAAACTGGTTTGAAAATAAAATTGAACCGTTTTTAGGAATAGATGTTTATAATACACTATTCAATGAATATGCAATATATGATAATAAACTTCTAGTTTTTAGAATCGAAGATTACAATAATAAAGGAAACAAGTATATAAAAGAATTTTTGAACATTGATATAAAACTTTCTCATATACATAGAACTGTGGAGCAACATAGAAAGGCCGCACCTTACTATAGGTGGTCTAAAACTAATGGAGTCATATCACAATCTTATTTAGAAAAGGTATACAACTCTAGATTTGCTAGACATTTTTATAGCTTTGAAGAAATAGAAGAATTTATAAACTATTGGTCTAAGGTGCCTAGATAATGGCTATTGCAGAAAAAGTAACGCACGAAGATTTAATATTATATGAGCTTATTAGACACCCTGTTTTATCTGGAGAATTTTATAGAACTCTAGATATACCGGACTGGAAACAGCAAAAATGGGAGTACTCTAAATATCAAAAAGAATATGTTGCTGACTTTAATAGTTACGTTTCTCTCTGCTGTGCCCGTGCCGTTGGAAAGACAGAAGCATTAAAGGGAAGAATTATTTGGTCTATGACCAATAATCTCCATAATGGTGACTATATTGTATACACCGTTCCAAACAAGGTTCACTTAGAACCAGTGTTTTTCGGGCTGACCAAGGACTTTAGAAATAATGATTTGCTAAAGCACTATTTGGAGCCGTACAAGGGTATCAACGCTTCTAATTATACGATAAAGCTGGTTAATGGCGGGCATCTATTATGCCGTATTGCTGGACAGAGTGGAACAGGGGCAAATGTTATTGGTTTGCACACGCCAGAGGTTATACTAGATGAGGCGGGTTATTATCCTTGGGGAACTTGGATGGAACTACAGCCTACCCTTAATACATGGGAACCTGGGTTTAGACTATTCGTATCTGGAGTACCTACGGGATTGCGAGAGAATAATGTTCTTTATCATGTAGACGAAGTTGATGATAATTTCAGCCACCATAGAACATCCGCCCATGATAATCCTAGATATTCAGATGAGGATGAGGAAAGAAACCTAGTACAGTATGGAGGAGTAGATAGCGAGGATTACACTCATTTTGTTTTGGGTAGACATGGTTCCCCAACCTTTGCTGTATTTGATAGAAGATTAATGCAAATAGACAACTACCCCGTTCATAAGATAAAGTTCTCCGGTATCGACGTTAAAACTTATGAAGAGATGGTTCATCGACTTGCTTTGCTTCCTCAATTGCCAGAAAAGATAGATTTAACGATAATTGGGGTTGACTTGGGATATACAGACCCTACATCAATTGTGGTATTATATGAGAAGAATGGTAAGATTAAACAACATGCTCGTATTGTTTTGCAAAAAGTGGAGTATCCTATACAAATTAAGCTATTAGACTTTTTAGATACAAAATTCGGTTATCCTGAAATTTGGGGAATAGATGCGGGCTCATCTGGTAAAGCTTTAACACAGCAGATGTTACTAGATGAGAATTATATACACAAGAATTATAAGAAACGATTGTATCCTGTAGAGTTTGGTTCTTGGTTAACATTAGGAGAATCTGATGATGGTGAGGAAATCAAAGTAAAATTGAAGCCATACAGTGTTACTCTTTTACAAGAATATACCAATGCTCATAGGATTGTATATTCTTCTACAGATACAGAACTGGTTACAGAAATGGAAAGAATGACTTATACTAAGAATCAAAATGGAGAAATTTCATTCAAGACCCTTACACCGGGCGGCGGTAAGAGAGGCGACGACCACAATGTTTCAGCATTGTTAGCTGGAATTATAGCTTACTATGTAAAAACAACGGACCAACTTTTTGGTAAAAAGAAGCCTGTACTAATGAGCGCCTTTAGGTGGGTAAGAGGAATATAATGGCAGAAAATAATAAGAAATTATCACTGGCTACAGCAGGGTTTTCTTTCTATCCGGGAAACACTAGTACTATGGAACCAAATCCCTGGATAGGAATAGTAGACCTTCTTACATCAAAAGAACATAGAGACTACAGGAATATAATAAGAGATTGTAGATTCTTTTTTAGACATGACCCTTTAGCTTCAACAGTTATTGGTAAGATGGTAGACCTAGCAATTACTGATTTGGTAATCAATACAGAGGGCGCTACTAGATTAAGTCAACAAGAACAGGATGTATTCAATGCTATATCTAATGACCTGTATGACTTTATAAGAAAAGCGGCTTTTGAGTATCTATTAACTGGACTGTTGGTTCCAGAAATAAAACTAACCAGAGTAAATCAAGAATTTCTAAGAAAAAAGAGAATTTCTAGGCTATCTAGTTTACTATATCCTACAGAAATGTGGCTTAGAGATTCTAAAGATATAGAAATAAAACGTCCACCCATAGGTAACGAAGAATCATACTTCGTAATAATGCCAGAAGATGTTTTAAGTTTTATTAGGAATAAGGGGCATTATGATGATGGTGGAGAAGATAAAGAATTATATAGAAAAATTGCTACTTTATATCCAAAATTTGTAGAACAGATTTTAGAAGGGGAAACCAAAATTCGTCTAGAAAACCCTCTCATAATAAAATCAACGTCTCTAGCAGATTCTCAGTACCCAATCCCTTATCTTTATTCAGCACTAGAAGCATTAAAGCATAAGAGAAATCTAAGACGAATGGATTATTCTATTGCCGCAAGAGTTATTAGTGCTATTTTACATGGTAAGCTAGGAAGCGATGAGTTTCCTTTAACCGAGGACCAATCGGACGAAGTTGACAAAATTGAAAGTAAATTCAAGTGGAGAGATAATTTAGCACAGGATGATATTGAAAGAGTATTCTTGCTTGTTACTAATCATACGGTTGATTTGCAGTGGATATTTCCCGATGTAAAAGCACTGCTTGATAATAATAAATATGAAACCGTGAATCAAGATATTTTAGTTGCTTTAGGGTTTCCTAGAATCTTGATTACTGGAGAGACGGAGCGTTCATTTGCATCAGACCCCCAAATTGCTACTCTTTCTCCGGTTCATACAATGGATAGATTAAGAAGAGCATTATTGCCTATTATTAATACAGTTTATTTTGAACTAGCGAAAAATAATGAGTCTATAAACAATGTACCAGTAATAGAGTTTAAGCCTATTAATCTAATGAGTATGCAGTTGTTCTTTGAAGGTATAAAGGGCTTGTATGAGACGGGTAACTTGTCAAGAGAAGATTACTCTAAGGCATATGGCTATATCTTGGATGAACAACTGGACAAGAGAGAACATGAGGATGAAAAGTTTAAGGCCAGAAGTCTACAGCCTTTCCAGCCAGTTCCTCATTCTAATGAGCCCGGTAGACCTTCCGGTGGTAATGCACCAGAGAATTCCGCTGGAGGTAGCAGTGCCTAAAGAATATAAAGAATGTGTAAAGTCTGAGATAAGCAGAGGCCATTCAGAAAAAGATGCTCAACGCATTTGTGCAATTGCTTACTTTAAGAGGCATGGAAGAACACCACAACAAGACGAAAAAGCGTCTTTTAATCAACATGAGCTAAATTTATTTGAGGGATTAAATGCCATTGGTACGGCATTAGGACCCAATAAAAATCAATAAAATGGGCTTAAAAGGGATAAAATACTATGCAAACTGACAATATATTAGCAAAAAGTGTACAATTAATTGTGAACAATAGTTCTAGTGCAGGAGAATCTATGGCATCATTGTCACAGAACCCTTTTGTTACTTGGATTAAGTTTATTTTAACAGATGATAAACCTAATGCTAATGAACAAAGAGTTCCAAAAGAAGAATTTGCCAACATTATAAAAACTGGTATGTTTATGCCAGTCAAACTTTCTGAACAAGCGGCAGAGGCTTTGGAACTGAATCACCTTGGTAGCAAGCCTATTGGAACTATTACCCATCTAAGAGAAAACGAGGACCATATCGAGGCTATCGCCGCTCTATGGAGTGCCGAACGTCCAGAAGATATTGACCTTATTAAACAAAGATTTAATAACGGCCAACCTGTTAATGTTTCTTGGGAATTAAAATATGATGATTCTATCTCAGAAACTACAGACGATGGTCATATTAATTTAAGAGGCGTTGTTATGAACGCGGCTACAATTGTAGATTTACCGTCATATATGGGACGAACTCCTGTTTTAGCGGTAGCATCTATTAGTAAAGAGGCTAATACCAAATTTAATACTATTTTAGCTAAAATTTCTGATGGTAAAGATTTATCAGAAATGGAAACAACAATTCTCGCAGAGATTAATGAAATCTTAATTAGAGGAGAAAACGAACCAATGGATACAATTACTCGCGAAGACCATGAAAAGATTGTGAATGGACTTCAAGCTGACCTAGATACGTTTAAGAAACAACTAGAAACAGCAACTACTACAATCGAAACGCTAGAGCCCCTAAAGGTTGAACTCGAAGAGTTGAAACCTAAATATGCGACTCTAGAACAGTTTAAGAATGAAGCAGACGAGGCAAAGCAGAAGCAGGAAAAACTTGATGGCATTCGCCAGAAGTTAAACGATGCTAAAATTACTGTAGACGACGATTTTATGAATGAGAAAGAGGAAATTTTGCTTGAAATGACGGAAGCATCCCTTGATTTCTTCATTCAGGAACTTGTTGCTTTTAGTAGAAAAGCCGTTTCAAATGCTGACGCAGAGGCCTCAATTAATTTAACATCTGATTTACCGGGCATAGATTCATCTGACGACCCTGGTAATGGAAGAGTCAGCACGAGGGACGCAGTAGAGTTTCTTCGTGAGACTTTTGACAAGTAATTGACTTGGAGGATATAGAGTCATGCAAATCAATAAATACACGGACATTGTAGGTTGCGTTGTTGTAGCGGATATTCCAGAGGGCCGTATGGTTCTTATGACAGAGAATACTCCAGGTGAACACGACTTTGGAAGCCGTACTGACCTGCCCGGAGTTAAGGTTCCTGCAACATCCGCAGAAGCCGCACTAGCTAAATATATCGTAACATGGCCTGTTAGCAATGCTACCGCACATGGTCCTATTAAAATGTTTGTACCTCAGCCTAGTTTTGATTGGGCATTGAGACATGGATTTGACCAAGCCGCAAATGTTCCATTTACTGCGGCAGTTCATTTGACATACCCAGGAAATCGTGATGGAGTAACAATCCCATCTGGTTTCCAAGCACTAGCCTTTGATAGAGGCGTATTCACAGTTCCTTCGGGAGCTTGGGTATATGACGCCGCACTGGAAGTTCCCGGTGCGCCGCTAGAAGTCTTGAATGCGGCAGACGATACAGCCGCAGAAGCAGGAAAACTTGCACACGATGCTGGTGGTTCAGCTACAGTAGCAAGGGTCGAAAGATATAATTCTGAGACCGGTGAACTAACATTTAGGACACTATAATTTTATTATAAAGGAGATAGCCTAACATGAAAGATAACGAGAGATTAGCACAGGCCGTTGCTTCTTATATGAGAGACCCTAATAAGAGGGACGCTCTTGCTGAAATCATCGTAGAGTTTGTACAACCTAATCACCTAACAAATCAAATTGTTGGTGATATTCTAAATACTCGTAGTCTAAAGCCCGGCGATAGCTTGGTAAAGAAAATTAGAAAGGGTATTGAGGTTCGTACATTAGTTCCCGGTGCAGTGCATTTGGCATCAGAAATCACAGTATCAGACCGTATGAACTACATTCTAGACGGTGCTGACGTGAAGGTTACTTATAACCAGTGGGAACTAGAAAGCGGTGAGATTGGCACAGTAGCAGAAATTCGTAGAGAAATGGCCCAGAAGCTAAATGATTTCTATGTTCAAAAAGTATTTACTGCACTAAGCACAGTATGGTCAGCGGTTAATACTCCAGATAACTATACAGCAGTAGGCGGTGCCATTACATCTACTGCTCTGGAGAGTGCTATTGACCAGATTAACTTGACTACCGCTGGAGCTAAGGTAATTCTTGGTTCTAGAGCGGCTGTAACACCTATTACTAAGTTTGGTGCTTTCTGGAGTGATGGTTCAAACGTAGAGGGCTCACAAACAGCTATTGACGAAATTCGTCAAACTGGTATGTTGGGTCGCTATTATGGAGTTCCTATTAGAGCAATTGAGCAAGTATTCGACAACTTAGAGGACTATAATGCTCTAATTCCAACTGACAAGATTCTTGTCATTGGTGAGAATGTTGGAGACTTTATTACCTATGGCGATGTGAAAACAAAGCAGTGGAGTGATATGAACCCAACCCCTCCTCAGTGGATGCTAGAAATTTATCAACAGTTTGGTTTGATTATTGATAATGCTATGGGAATCTTTGTTTTGGGTGCTTTGAGCTAAGTTATAAAACTTGGGAGAGGGTCATTAACTTGGCCCTCTCCCTACTATAAATAATAAGGAGAACAAAAATGGCAGGTAATGATTTATTTTCTATGATGCAGGACGGTGAGCCTCTCGCTAGATATAAGAAAACTATTCTAGGAAAGGTTCATGTTACAGTTTTAGATGAGTTTTCTCAAGAACCCCAAGAATTAATTCTTAGTGGGGACTACGCAAAAACATCTGAACGTGATGGTACAATGGTAGAAATTTGGTCTGATAAAGCAAATGCTTTTTTCAAGAAAATTAATAGAAAGCATTTTGAAGCCGGTAGACTATCTGCTGTAGAAGGCCCACTTCCTAAATTGCCGGAATCCCCAAATAGTATTTCAGATGAAAAACTAGATGAAATGCTACAAATGAAGTTCCTTGCTTTTAAGGCTAAGTTGGATAAATTTACAGACGAGGCTCCGGTTTTTAGACTTTTAAATAGGGCTAGAGAATTAGAAAAATCAGATGCAATCGTAGGCCGTATTGAAGAAAAACTTTCTGAAATACAGTTATCATCATATCAATCAAATGAAGAAGAGTAATAATGACAGAAACAGTAGATATTACTTATTTACTATCGCGTCTTAGACTTGCTGTAGGTGACAGAGATGAGTCTAGGTACACAGAAGAGTGGCTAGAAATAGCTTTAGTTGCATCTGTGGAAGGCCTACAATCGTGGTGGAATTTTAAATATCTTCTAGATGAAAATGATGAGGTCTATAGAAACCCTCATGTCAAATTTCTTCATGCTACTCCGCCTGTTATTCAAGATGTAGATAATCGTCCTATTGTATTAATGGCATCTATTTTAATAAAAACGGGCGAGTTGGAGAATCTATCTTGGAACTTGGGAGCGTGGCGTGATGCTGAGATTTCATATTCCAACATAGAGGCGGGTAGGAGAAAAGATTCATCATTAGTAAGAGATTGGAAGGAATTAACTAGTATATTGAAGCCTCCTCAAAAGAGACTGGCTTCTCCAGGTAAGTCACATTTACCGGGATATATAAATAATCCAAATGAATACTAATTAGGAGAGACTAATGAAAAAGGATAGGAAAAAGATTTTTTGGATTGGTGATGCAGTAGCTACTACTGGTTTTGCCAGAGTAAATCATAGTATTATTTCAAATTTACCTAGAAAATATGAGGTTCACCATTTAGGTATTAACTATATGGGGGACCCTAATGATTTCAAACATAAGATTTATCCAGCAATGCTTGGCGGGGATGTATGGGGATTTGGTAGAGTAGTTAATCTAATCAAAGAGATTAAACCTGATTTAATATTTATTCTTAACGACCCTTGGGTTATATCTCAGTACCTAAAAATTCTAGAGGAAGCAAAGATTAATGATATTCCAATCGTTGTGTATTTTCCTGTAGATGCAGAGGAGCACGACCCCGTATGGTATGCTGGTTATGAATCGGTAGAGAGTGTATGTGTTTACACAGAATTCGGGAGAAGGGTAGTATTACAGGCCGAACCTGGTTTACAAGATAAGCTTAGCGTAATACCTCATGGAATAGATACTAGGATTTTTCATCCTCTTGGAGACGTATTTGATAGAGCAGGAAGGCTTATCAAAACTGGTGAGATAATAGCTCGCGAAGCTCTCTACCCTGTAAGTAAACAACCGTCTTTTAGATCAGATTTCATTATATTAAATGCTAATAGAAATCAACCTAGAAAACGTATAGATATAACTATTCGAGCTTTTGCAGAGTTTCAAAAGGATAAACCCGATGTTAGATTATATCTTCACATGGGGGCTAAAGATGTAGGCTATGATATTATAAAATTAGCCAATAGATATTTCTTTGATGAAAAGCTAATTATATCATCTACTCATCATAATATGCCTAATATTCCAGACAGCCGTCTTAATGAAGTTTATAATGGTACTTCAATAGGTATTAATACTAGTTTAGGAGAAGGGTGGGGTCTTACAAATTGGGAACATGGGGCGGCCCGTCGTCCTCAAATAGTTCCTAATCATTCAGCTTGTTCAGAGTTATGGAAAGATAGTGGTATATTAATAAAAGCAGATGAAACTTTTATGTATACTGAAACACATACCTTAGCAAGAGTTCCTGATTTATATAGTGTTGTTGAGGCTCTAGAATATGCATATAATGACTGGAGAAGTGGGGGAGAAGAACTGGCACGAATGGCTGATAAATCGTATAATAGAATAACAAGTCCTGAATATTCTTGGAAGAAAATTTCCATGAAATTTCATAATATTTTTAGAGAAGTATTGGAATAATGATAGCAACATGGCCTACTAATACAACAGATATAACAGACCAGATAAGGGATGCCATTGGAAGAAATATTACTATTTACACCACTATATCTGGCATACCTTGTACATTTTCTGGAGATTCTCTAAACCCTGTAACTAATCTTTCCACAAATCAGTATTGTCCTGTTTGTGGAGGAAATTGGTGGTTGGAAACCGTATCTGGCGTGGAAGTTATAGCTCATATTAGAACTAGACAAATTGATACTCCGGTATTTGAAGTGGGCGGCTATATAGTTGATGGCGATGCTTTGGTACAATTTAAGCATACCGTTGCTAATATGGAATATGTAAATAATAGTTCATATTTCGTAGTAGATAATCGAGAATATGTTAAGAAGGCTGTAGACCTTAGAGGCGTTCCTGAGATAAATAGAATACTTGTAACGCTACAGGAGAAGGAAGGAGAATAAGATGGAAGCAAAGGTTACTATTGATGGATTGGATGTTATTGATGTAGTAAAGTATATTACCAAAAAGAGAAATAAGTTTATAGCTATGATGTTAGCCGAGTTAGAGGAAAGTATGGAGCCTGAATCTAACGAATACAAGTTTGTAAGAAAAATTATTTTAGATGGTATGAACGATTATACACGTTCTACGATGAGAACTTTATTCGGAGATGTTGAAGGCCTGATTATGAAATAATATGCCAGTAGATTATTCTGATCCAGAAGTGATAAGACAAATGAGCTTTCGTGCTAAAGAGTGGGCTCGTTGGTTAGAAACAAATGCTCTTGGTGCGGGAGGTAAAGGTCGTATAGCCATAGCTTTTGGTCAGGTTAGAGAACAGATATATCAAATTATTCAAACTAATTTACTAAATGCTGTCGCAATAACAAAAGAATATGATACTCCAGAACTGAGTGGACCGTTGGTAGAAAATTTTAGTGACCCTGAATTGGTAAAAATTACTAATGACGGAGAAATCTATTTCAATGCAGAGGATATAGCTGGAAACTGGAATGATTTTAATGATGGTGTTCAAGCGGCTAGACACGTTCTTAAGGTAGATACAGAAAAGCCTATAGAAAGAAGAGCACACTTTTGGAAAGTATTTGTATATCAACCTGCTAGAGAGGGTATAGCCCCTCCTGCAAAAAGTCAGGAAACTTCTATTAGAAAACAAAATAGGGCTATAAGTACATATTATCCAAGAGCTATAAATGTAAGAATGGGCTTTTGGAGAGGAAAAACACCCTATTGGCTGTGGCTAGAGGTTGGAAACCATAATCTAAGATATCGCTATCCTAGATTTGCTGGTACTCATTTTCTAGAAAATAGTAGAAAGGCGGCACAACAGTTGTTTGACGCCGCTCTTGAACAGGTTAGACTTGATGAAGAGGCTGAACTAGAAAGGGCCGCTGATGTATTTTTTGAAAATCCTCAACAATTTGTACCAGAACAAGTTTTAGGTGCCTTTTATGATAAAGGAAGAAAGTATGAAATTTATATAACTCCTAAAAGACAGCTACTAGGTGTGAGATTAGTATAATGCATCTACAAAGAAAAATAGACCTAAGTATATACTACTGGTTGAGAGACATCTTTTCTGAACATCTGGACTGGTTAACCATTAATGATGGGTACCCAGAAGCAGATTTACAGCTTCCCTCAATCACAGTCGAAAGTGATGTAATACGACCAGTAGAATATGAGATGGGTAATAGGGATAGGTTAAATGAAAGACTGTGGGTACTTGATGTTATAGGTAAAAATAAAGACCAGAGGGACGAACTTTCGTACAAAACACTGGAAGAATTAAATACAGGAATTCCTGTTTATGATTATGATGAGGGGTTTCCACCTAGCGTTTCTCCAACACAGTTGGGGTTGCTAAGAGCCACCGATATAACGGCTATGCCTGTAAGAATTTTTCCCGAACTCGTAGAAAAAATGTATTGGAGAACAAGTATCAGATTTTATTCTGAATACAACCCGTTCTAAATGGAGGAATTGTTAAATGAGTCGTAGAGTCGCGATTCCGTCTAAGCATGTTCAATTAAAATTAGTGGGAGAAAAGGACGCCCTTGTAGTTCCACGAATCCAGAGGTTATCAATCACCGCTGATAGACCATCAACGGACATTGATGAGTTGGGTAATCGCCTACACGCTGGTACAGTAGAAGATGCTCCAAATGTTACTGCCACATTCCAGTCAATGGATGTTGGTATTAAGCTGTTTTCAATTCTAACAGGAAATGATTATACAGCGTATCCCGCATCAGGTGTAAGTATTAGCGAAATTAAAGAAGCAGACCTTATTGCACAAATTAAAGACGCTTCTCTAGAAGATTACGTTAAGATGGCCCACGCCAGAAAATGTACTGTTCGTGATTTCTCATTCAGCTACTCAGTAGATGGAGAATCAACTGAGGAATATACACTTATCGGAACCGAGAAAAGATGGTTCAAAAACGATATTGTGGTTGAAAAGTTTGTAACCGGAACAACTTCGTTTTCTTTGGCAGAAACACCTGTTACACTAAAGAATGGAAATGAGGCTATTTCTGTTATTCTTGATGGTATATATCTAGAAGAAGTTGCCGCTGGCCCCGCTACTGGAGAATATTCAGTAGCAGGTACTACATTAACTACATTTGATTCTAGAACTAGCCAGCTATTAGTAATTTATCAAGCTGTACCTACAGGTACTAATTGGGCCGATGTAGCAGAAACAGTTATGCCAGCCGCTATTCGTGGTTTGGATGTTCCTGTTCTATTATCAGCTAATGGTATTGACCGTGTACAATCAGTTACTTTGAATGGCACATTCAATCCAGAAACAGTTAGAGAGATGGGTAATAGGGACGTAGTTGGTTATCAGCTACAAGTTCCTAGTGTAACCGGAACTATTACGGTTTTGGACACGGATACTGAATTAATTGACCTATTCTCAACTGGAAGCCTTGCTTCGGGTGATACCGAGTGGAAAGCTTCTGAGTATACAGCCGCAAATATTTCACTAGACCTGGCGCTACAAGACCCAGCAGATAAAGTGGAACCGTTTACTATTCTAAAGACAGTATACGTTCCTGCTGTAGTAATTACAAGTGATGGCTACACTTCAAACGTGAATGCCAACGCTCAACAAACATTCGACTTTAAGTCAGAAGATGGTGATATAATTATCTACAGTGGTTCGAGATAAACTAAAAGTTAGCCAAAGGGAGTAATAACAAAGGGGCTACATCAATCTTTTTGATTGTTGTGGCCCCTTTTAATTATTAAATTGGAGAGGAAAAAATGTCTAGAAAAAGAGAAATTGATAAAAATGATGTGGATATTTCCCAACTATTCAGATGGACTAAAGAAGTCGAACTTAGGGACCCTGCTAGGGACCTAAATATGACGGTACACCTTCGCTTGGTTGGGGATGCTGACCTTAATAGAGCAAGAGCTTATGCTTTGAGAAAGTCAGCAGAACTAAGAAGGAATTTGCAAAAAGAAGGTAGTGACGAAAGAGTTGCTTTTGTAAATGAAATAAAGGAATTTCAGGATAAAGAAACCCTTGTTTCTATGATTATTTTACTGCTTTTGCCTGATATTCAAGCAGAAGCATTAAGGGATACAAAGGTAAAGGAGCCCAAGTCTCCTAAATCCGATGATAGTTTAGAGGCTCAGGAAAAGTTTCAAGAAGAAATAGACTCCTATCCTGTTAAATTTGCAAAAGAATTAGATAAAAATATACAGAAAATAAGTAAAGAAAGAAGAAAAGAACTAAGTAGTGTAAAAAAAGCAGAACTATATTCTACCTATCAGGCACTTCTTATGGATAGACTTTGCTCTGAGGAAATGAACAGTAGTTACTATGATATGTGCACCTATTATGCAACATATTTGGGGGCTGATTTCAAGAAACCCGCATTTAGTTCATTTGATACTTTTGATAATGCCGCTACTGTAATAAAGACTATTTTGGTAGAGAACTATAAAAGTTTAGAGCTTGGTATAGAAGAGCTAAAAAAATTGCCAGAAGCAACGCAATAGCGTCGTATTGGACTATACATAGCAATACGAAGATTCCGTTGCATAAAAAATTACCGCCTATAGATGAACTTCCTTGGACTATAAGCTATGTACTTAGAAAGCGAGCGCAGGTAGAATCCTTCAAGGAATTACCCAAAGATAAGAGACCTCCCGATGATTATATTTGGTACCTACCTCCTGAAAAATTGGATGAATGGTTTGATAGAGTTTTATATAAAGATTCACCAAAAGATGAGGTTATATTTGAAATTGATGAGAGTGAGATTGGATAATGGCATCACAAAGAGTTGAACAAAATCTTAGAAATATAATTACAAACTTATCACATTTAAGTGAACAAAGTTCAACAGCCGCTACTACTCTTAGTGAGCTTATTAATGTTTTAAATCAATTAGAGGGGACTAGAATTACCGGCTCCTTTGATGCTTTGGCTACTTCTATTAATAAAGTTTCTGTAGGTCTTAGAGAGTTAGGAGTTAATGCACCCGCAGTAGCTAAATTAAGAAATGAACTACTGCAAGTAGCCGCTACAGAAGCAAGACTTCCAGAGGTTATGAATATTAGAAGGCAGGCAATAGCAGGTTCTCCTTCTGGATACTTCCAATCGGAAAAAGCTAGAAATGCTGACCTTATAGAAGGCCTACTAAGAGCACAAACAGCCGAAAAAGGAGTAGCCGCCGCTATATCTGATGAAGTTGAGCAACGAAGATTATCCCTTTCTCAGGCAGAAAAACAATTACTTGTAGATAGAGCTAGAGCAGACGCCATTAGAGGCATGATAAATGCTTTAGGGGATCGTAGGGGAATATTAAGAGCGGCTGGTACAGGATTGCCCGAAGGACAAGTATCTAACAGATTTCCTGAAAAAGGCCTTTTACCTGTTTCTCAAATTTCTAACATTGAAGGACTAATTCCTGGCGGGTCTGCTGGATTATTAAATTTTCAGCAGGCTTTAGATAAGTTGAAGCTTACAGCGGGACAAATACACAAGCCTATAATTGATGCGGCTACTGGTATGCAATTTATGACAGTAGAAGCTACAAATAGTGCCGGTGCTATGGTAAAGGCCCAAGTTGTAATGGATAGGTATGGAAACGTTTTATCTAATACATCTAGAAAGTTTCAATCATTTACTGGCGGTATTATACGAGATACCCTAGAAGTTATAAAATGGACAGTTGCTATTGGTCTTGTATATACGCCTATTAGAGTTTTAAATCAGTTAATTAGTGAATCTATAGAACTACAAACTTCATTAGCCGAAGCACAGATTGTACTTTCTGAAACAACACAAGGTATTACTGGTGTATTTGAAGCCGCCGCTCGTATAGCTAAAGAAACAGGAACTAGTTTAACTGGAGTCCTGGCTGGATATAATGAAGCCGCGGCGGCAACAGCATCAATAGGTGACGAGGCTGAAAGAACTGTAGCAACCCAAGTACTATTGAAAGATTCTATGATTCTTTCTCAGCTAGCGGGTATAGAACAAGCAGAAGCTCTAGATACATTAGTAGGAGCATTAAGACAGGCTAAACTAGAATTAACAGACGGGTCTCAAATCATGGATTCTTGGATTGCAGTGTCTAAGAACGCTAACGTATCTATTAATACTCTGGCATCAACTTATGCTATTGTAGGAACAGCCGCTGAGGATGCCGGCATTTCTTTTGATGCATTAAATGGAATGGCGGCGGCTTTAGCAGAAGCCACAAAACTTTCAGCAGATGAAACTGGTAATGCTCTTAGAGGTTTTATTTCTGGAGTACAAAGCCCACAGGCAGAAACCGCTTTGGCTAGTTTTGGTATAGCTGTTCGTGATGTTAATGGTCAAATGAGAAGTTTTACGGAAATTATGGCTGAAATAATAAGTCTTCGTGATAAAGGATTCTTATCACCAGAAGATGTTCAAGAAATTACAAATATTGTGGGTGGAGGTTTCCGTAGAGGAGCGCAATTAGCTACATTATTGGGCGTTGACCAGAGAACATTAGAGCTAACGGAAGTATCTCTAACTGCTTCTGGTGACGCGGCTGAGGCTATGGGAATCAAGTTAGACACTGTAGCTGTAGCAATTCAGCAACTACAAAACGCTCTTACAGGACTGGCTCAAACTCTTGGACAGGAGGGAGGAATTTTATCTACTATTACTCTAATAGTTCAAGGTTTAACACTTTTTGTAGATGCACTAAATAGCGTAGTCAGAGGTATAGGCGATGCTACTCCAGTAATAGCCGGATTATTGCTTACTGTTGGATTACTTGATTTTACTAAAGCAGGTCAAGCTCTAAATAGACCATTACCTCTTGGAGTTGCAAATTTATTAGGGGGGGCCGGCGCTCAAAGACTGGCGCTTGCTGGCAAACTACCAACAGGGAGGGGATACCTTCCTGGACAGGGATTAGACCCTACAATTGGACAAGGATTATCATTTTTAGACCAAGGATTTAGAGGAACAGGGTTAAGTAAGCTTTTAGGAGGAACTGGGCTACTAGGGGCCGCTATTCCCGCTATTGCCGCTGGAGGTAGTATTGTTAGCGGATTGGCCGCTGGAGGGGGAAGAGAGCAAGAAAGAGACTTTGCTAGGGCAGGTGGACAAATAGCCGGTGCTATTGCTGGTGGTCTTATTTCACAAGGTAATCCTATTGGAATAGCTATAGGAACTGTTATTGGTGGAGCATTTGTAGATACTGCTACTAAAGATTTGACAAGTATTTCTCAGGAAATAGAAAGATTAAGAACAATTCAGCCTGCTCCTGAAACAGCGCAAGAGAGGGTTCAAACAAGATTAGAAGAATTAGAGGGTATAATTGAACCGGGATTTGCCAATGAATTTAATTTAAGATTATTGTCAGGTATTGGTAATATTTTTGGAGCAAAAGAAATAACTCCAGAAACTTTGAGATTAGGCCAGTTACAGGCGGCTTCGGGACAGGATATTGGCGGAGGAGGGGGTATAGGAGGATTTTTAGCTAATCGTTTATTAGGGCGGGACCAAATAACAGAAGAACAGCTTGCCGCTTATAGAGAGATTTTACAAATTAGAGAAGATTTAGGAAAATTAGATGAAGGGGCTTTTACTCCTATATCCGCCGGTAGAGCTGATGAAATAGAACGAGCATCTAAAATAGCGGGCAGTCAATTCTATGAACAGCAGTTACAGAGATTCCAAAGAGGAGAATCTGGAATAGGTGTTAGACAGTTACAAGAGGCGGAACAATTAATTGGTAGATTAGACAATCAAGCCAGAACATTTGTATCCGCTTTTGATACTGCTGGTATAAATGAGGATTTGAATAGTCTTTTAGACGTTTTACTAAATATTTCAGATGAAGAAAGAACTAGATTAAATACTCTAGCAAATGATGTACTACTAACAAAGAAAGCCTTGGATGAAGGAACAGGGTCAGCGGAAGCTTTTAATCTTGCTGTATCAAATTTTGGTCAGTTATATGGAGCCACATCTCTTCAAGTTGAAACTAGACTTACACAAGTTCCAGGAGTTATAGAATTGGGGGATGTTAGTCAGCGTCAAGCACAAACAACTATTCAAATTGCTGAACAACTTCAAGAAGAATGGTTTGATGCTATAGAATTAGCAACCGGACAAAAATTGCCGGAACATATTAGAGAAGAACTGCGTGACCGAGGCGAGGACGCCATGCTTGCTATAGGGGAAGGCGTTGAAAGAAGCTTCTTAGATTTTACTACTAAAGTCCCTCAAAAATTTATTCAAGAAGCACTTCAAGAACAAGGACTGGGTACTGGATTTAGGTCAATAGGTTTCCAAGACTTTAGAGGTAAAGGTCTATCAACCGCAGATGTGCCAAGATTAGAAGCAATGGAACAAGCTATAGCTAATAGCTTAATAGCCGCTACTGGAGGCGCTTTCCAACCAAGTAGACAAGATACTGCTATTATATTTGAAGATGGTATTGATACTTTACATGTTGACCTTTCTCTATTGAACTTGGCTATGCAAGATTTGATTGAAATAAACCAAGAACAATTAGAGGGTATTTTCAATATTCCAGAAGGAATGACGGCGTTTATTCCTGCTACTCCTGGAATCTACTTCTCAGACACCCCGTTTCCAAGGGGAGGGGGTGGTGGAGGATTGACAAACCTTCCATTACCCGGAAGGGGGGCAGTAGATGATAGAACTATACAAAAATCAATAGATAGAGAATTAAGTACTACATCAAAAAATCTAATAGCTCAAACTATATTAGGCTTTCAATTAGCTAATGATAGAAGTGCTACTGGTGAAGTATATAACCCATTAATTTTACAAAAAATTGGTGACGTTTTTGGAAAATCTTTGGATAGTTCATTAAAGACATCTGGTACACCAATAAATCAACCGGAGAGATGGTTGGCTAGTGATATAGGCCCCGATGTTCAAAGATTTTTTGAAGGTGTTATAGCGAATATGCCAAGCTCAATTCCGGTTACAATTAATACAGCTCTTGAAGCTACAATTCCTATTATTATTGATGGTTCTCAAATTATGCAAACTCTTCAAAAGAGGCTATTTAATGATTTCAAGACAGCTAAGAAAAGAACCGGAACTGTTGGCTATATAGTGGAGTAAAAATGTCAAGTATTTGGAAAATAAATGGAGCAGATATATATGTTGACGGTGATGAAGAGATTAATGAGCCAGTAATTGCAGAGCTTCAACCTATCGCCGGGTCCGAATCCGTATTTCACTATATTATGACTCCTAATAGAACTCATAATTTAGCAGGAACGGTAATAGGTTCGGGATATTTAGAAACCATTATGAATGGTTCTGGTAGTAATGTATCCCTAGTTACTGATTTAATTCCTGGAGGCGTTACCGTTTTACTTATGAATGTACAATCATCAAGACAAAATGTATATGCTCAAAGAGTAGACCCATTACAGGATGAAACAGCTCCCGTATATAAAGTAACTTGTACCGTAAGGACATAATATGCCCCCAGTAATTAGAATAGTAGCTCATAATATAACTGCTATTGATAATGTTACTAGTATTAGACTTATAGAATCCTTTAATTCCCCAGTGGCACAGGCCATCATAGAGGGAGATGGTACATCTCTTTCTTTGGGAGATTCGTTTTCTTTTAGAATAGGATACTTAGGCAATACAGATAAAGTATTTGAAGGTTTTGTTAGAGATATTACACAAAATACATTAGAAAGAACTGTTACTATAACTTTTGAAGATGTATTAGCTAAAGCATTGGATTACTTTATAGCATCTGATGATCCAGAAAACCCCTTGAGTTTTGAAAATGTATCTACAGAGACTTTAGTTGCGGGTATTTTAGCCGAAGCAGATATTAGTGGAATTAATGCTAATTTACCTTTAAGTGTTACTTGGGGTACTAATGGCCCTATTGAAATAAACTTGATTATGGCGTGGGCGGCGGCTAAAAGTATTGTTGATATGATGGCTTGGCATATTTACGCCGATAGGAATGGTGATATTCAATTATTGGATAGAAAACCATATGTAATGGCTGGAGATTCTTCATCTTATTCCTGGACAGTAGGCACTGATAATGTAACGGCTATAGATTATACCAAGTCCACGGAAAATCTTAGAAATAGAGTAGTTGTATATGGAAAAGATAATATTAGTGCAGATGCTTCTGCTGTAAGCCCATATCTTCCAGCAGGTTTTTATAAAACTGCTGTTATAGCTACTCCCTATCTTGATACAGTTGGAAAATGTCAATTAGCGGCTGATTTTAACTTAGCTCTATTTAATAGATTAACTGAAAGACTTACATTAAGTATAGAAGGCGACCATCAAATTGTAGCTAGAGATGTTGCAACTGTTACAGATGCTTATACAGGAGTTTCAGGAGATTGGTTTATATACAGAGTAGAATCTGTTATAGATAGAAGCGGATTTGTTCAAAACGTAACTTTAACGAGGTAAGGATGGCAGAGCTTTATACACCCGACTATGTTCAAATAGAAATAGAGGGTACTGATAGAACTGAATATGTAATTTCTTATGAACGCAAATCTAGCATTTGTGAAATGGGGGATTCATTTACATTAGAGTTAAGCCCTGAACATCCGACGGTATTAAATCCTTATGATTCAATAGTAATACGGGAGCGTTACGGGGGCTCTGCTACTAGAGTACTAAGGGGATATTTAGTAGATATTACTAAAAGTTACGACCCAGGTTCATATATTATTCAGGGTGCTGATAAGTCTATTAGGCTATTTGATTACTTTATACCTGAACAATTAGAATCTAATGGGGAATCTGTAAACTACTGGATTAGTTATTTAGCAGGGTTGGCAGGCCTTAGTGTATCGTTTCAGGCTAGTTCAAATGTAACGGTTGACCCAGGAACTCCACTAGGATTTCAAACTGTGGGTGATGCTATAGCTAGATTAGAGAGATTAGCCGCATATTATGTAAAATATGATTCAGTATTAGATAAACTAAAGACATTTAGATTGAATACTTCTGAGCCTCAGATAACTGTTGATACGGCAGTAGCGGCTGAAAGAACCCTAAGCACAGATAAAACCAGAAATGTAGTAAAAGTATATGGTGGGTTTAGATTTAATATAGAAACAGGGCTATCAGAACAAGTATTTGCTACAGCACGGACAGAGATATCTGAGCTTATTGCAGATAAGACGGTAGTTGTAACCAATCCCGCCATAACAAGACAATTATACAGTTATATAGTAGCATCTAGAATTTTAAGTGTAGTTAATAGTATAGACGACATTCAATTATTTACTTTGGATGGATTTTATCCTACATTGCAGGTGGGAGAAATAGCTAATATAGATTGGCATGAGGATTGGAATTACGATGGTTCTAGAGTAATTACTAGTATATATGCTAGGGTAGGGCCTGATGGAGCTACAACAAGATTAACATTTGGAGAGAAATGTCCAAGACTTTCAATTGCTCTACCTCCAAGCCCTGTATATGTGTCAACAATTAGTGGGGGAGTAGGTGTTTCTTGGGATGGTGGGGAATCATTTGTTCCCACTAACGCTGGATTAACGACAGCAGGGGAACTAAATGTAAGTAATATATCTGTAAATAGTTATGGACAAAGCATGATTATTACAGAGGCCGGTATATATAGACGGCCATATTTTACTGGATTTTGGGTAGCTGTTCCAGACCTTCCTACTCCTGTAAACGATGTGGGCGACGATGAAGTCCCTCAATACACGGATTTAAAGCTAAAGAAGGTAGTAGATGAGCCTACTAGATACGGAACATTCCATGTACTAGTATCAGGCCCATCAATTATGCCAACAGGATTTTTTAGAGCGTGGATTTATACAACTAAAAACTTTGGAACTACTTGGGGCAGTATTCAGTTACATACTCCACCGTCAGGGATTGTACCATCTGGTTCAGACTATGATGTTGTAGCACATGATATTATAGGGGCTATAGATAATTCATCATATGTTCTAATATCAGGAAGGCCTACTATTATTACTGAAACTCCCGTTGAAAGTATTTATTGGGCAAAAACAGTGGGTAATGCAAGGCTTTTGGCGGGAGTTTGGGACGGAGAGGGTCCGATTACATCATTGCCTCTAAATGTAGGATTAACAAATGCTAATGGTATTTATAGAATAGGTATATGGTCATTACCTAGTAATAGAACTATAGCGTATGCTGCCGTAATACACGCAGATGCTACCCATACACACGTTAACGGCGCTAGATGTGAAGTATTTAGAACTAATGATAGTGGGGTAACTTGGGATAAAATACACGATGAGCAGTTTTTTACAGCATCTGCTAATGACAGATACAGAAATTATAGAATACATTTTGACCCAGACTCTGATACAGACGCCGCTAGAATTTGTTTTTCTGGTTGGGAAGATGTGTTTTCTGCATCGGCAAACACATTTATTATACATGCTAGAGTAGTTACTGATAATCCTATATCTGAAATTAGCGCATATGTTGATTACGATGAAACTATAGATTCTTTAGGTACTTCTTACAACATGAACGGGGCAAGTAGAGTTTCTCAATTAGCAGTTGATAGTTCAGGAAAGTGTTTTACTTTACAACATTTTTGGAGAGTTACTGCAGGCCCAAGTGAAACTCATACCCATGTTCCTGTCATTTCTATTGATTTTTCTACAGGAGATATTACACATGAATTCAGTATAAACAGAACTGTTAGTGGAAGTGGAACATTTAAAGGAGGTGCTAATTTAGCAAATGTTAGGACTGGTAATATTTACTCTTATCATGGCTACTTTGTAACAACTGCTCCTTCTACAATTCAAAGATTTTACGAAAATAGTTCTGTTATAAAAGAAGATATTATGGATACATCAGCTTTAGGAATTCCTGGATTTGGAAATGTCGAGCCTGTTGGTATGGAAGAAGATGTATCAAATAATCCTCTGGTAAGATATACTAATGGAGCTACAACATATTTACCTAATACTGATTTTGATGACGATTATATGATAGTAGCTCTTTATCCAGAACCCGAACAATTAAATTATCAATATTTTTATGGAAATTTAGATAAAAGTAGTTCAAATAATAGACGATTTTGTAGAACATTAGATTTTATTGATTTTGAGGAATTTTTTACAGACAGGTTTGAAATAGACCCATCCACAGGACAGAGCGGTAATGATTTAGATGCGTTTGATTATAGGACATTTGAGTAATGGCTACAGTGGTGTGGAAAACAACAGATTCTTGGGAGAATAAACAAGTTATATGGTCTGGTGCTGTAGGCAATATGCATCAAATTGCTCGACTATTTGCTGATACTAATTTTGTATATGTAGGAACGTGGAGAATATCTAGAACTACTGTTTCAGGTGGAAATGTTGATGATATAAGTCCTGATATTACTACATCATCAGTAAATAGTAATACAATGATTAGTAACTTTCTAACTGATTATGGGCTATCTTTAGCTACAGCCGGTATAGTAAATTTTTATACACAAGATAGAATGGATATTTATACTAGCTATTATCCAGAAACACAAAATTCATGGGCATTAGCTAGTGGTGTACCTAACGAGTTAGGAATAGATGTAGTATTTCCAGAAATCCCCGAAAGTCCTAGATTTTTAATTGGACTATCTGGCATATCAAATCAAAAAGTACTTATAGCTACAACTGGTAGTGGTATAGATGCTCTTTTGGTAGCCATCTATCCTACAAATTGGACAGCAATGATTAGTGGAGCCATAGTTACAGATTTAGAAGAAGTGAGAATTATATAAATGCCCCCTACAATTGTAAGAAATTATCAAGAAGAACTGCTCGAAACCATGCGAGATGTATCTCGCTTTAATAAATGGTGGAGTTCACCTATAAATCTAGGGGGAATTCCAGGAACTAGCGGAGGTAGTGGAACTCCCATTGGCGGTACTTTTGGTTATCTTCCTCAGCAGAGAGTAGCATATGATACTACAGAGGCGGCTTATTTAGGAATTCAAACAAATGTTCCTAGTGGAACTCTTTATGATAATCTATCTCATATTAGATATAGATTAAATTTACTAGAACTTGCTAGCGGAATTATTCCTGTAGGAATAGCTGATGAAGGGACGAGCTTAGGAAATGCTACAGTTCTTAATTTTGTAGGGGATGGAGTTGTAGCAACACTAAATGAAGGTACTGCTACTATTACTGTTTCGGCAAGTAGTGGGGGAGGCGGGGGGGTAACAGACCACGGGGCTCTTACTGGACTGTTAGACGACGACCATACTCAGTATTTATTAGTAACTGGTAGTAGAAATGTTACCGGATTACTGACATTTGATAGTGGAGCTGTTTTTGATGATGCAGTAACTTTTAATGGCACTTATACTGGACTAGATTTTATAGGATTAGATGATACCCCATCAACATATACAGGTCAAGCGGGGCGAGCTGTAGTAGTAAATGGTACAGAGAATGGGCTAGAATTTACTACTATTTCAGGAATAGGTGGAGGCAGTGCATCATTAAAGTTTTATACAACTATTTCTGGTGGAGGTTGGTTAGAATCTTCTGAGGTAAGTAATAATTTTTCTGTCTTTGATACAGGGGGTACTGGGGCTCCAACATGGAATGATACTGCAAACAGTATAAATGATAATCTAACGGATTTTGCTTATGCTGATGCTTTACAGGATGAGCCTTATATTGTATTTGATATGGGAAGTACTAAAACCATAGATGCTGTTAGAATTTATAATGATTCTGCTTCTAGCGATGTACCAGATGATTGGTTTAATATATGGTTATCATCTACTGGTGCTTTTGGTGGCGAGGAGGAATTTGTTGCAGAATGGGAAACATCGCCTCCCGCATATACTGGAGGTTGGATAGAATATATATTTAATGAATCAGATAATTTTATCTCATCTAGTGCAGGAAGATATGTAAAAATGCAATGTCATAAAGCTAGTGCAAACTGGTGGAGAATTCATGAATTTAGTGTAAGAACTACTGAATCTTCTTTAATAATATCAAATTTTCCTGTAGGATGTAAAGGAGAAATTTATAATAATATACCGAGTTTATTAGAGACAAAAAGAAGAACAAATTTATCTGTAGATTATATAACATTTACATCTAGCGGTATAGATAGAATTAAATTATATGAGCCTGACGGTACTACTTTATTTTTAGATACAGGGCAGGGATGGGTACCAGATATAGGGAGTGTTTATGTAGTATGGCCTTACGGGTAATATTTAGCTTAAACATATAAATTAATGGTATAATAGTATAGTAAACTTCCCAAAACGGGAAGTAATATAAATAGGAGATACAAAATGATTAGAAAAAACAATCTGGGAATCAAGGGTTTAGTTAATGCAACTGTTTATGGTCCTGATGGTCAAGTAAAGAATAGAAAAAGAACTTGGTTAGATAGACTATTTAATATACCAGCTAAACCAATGGTTTCTATAAACCATAATATTGTTACAAATGAGGGCGATGCCCTAATTGCTGACCTTCTACAAGAAACACCAGAAAGAACCAAAGTTGATAATGCCAACGGTGTTATTGGAGTTGGAACAGGATTTACAGCAGAAGCCAAAACAACCGACGCGCTTGTAACTCAAACTGGCGCAGATGAGGCTATGGATGCCGGCTATCCTCAAACTAAGGGTGATTGGGCCGCGACTGATGATAATGTTATTGTTTACAAATCTACATTTGAAGCCGGTGATTTAAACTCAACAGGTATTGATGAAGCACTTCTAGGAAATGGAACTGATACTCTAGCCTATGCTGAAATCAGCCCCGCTGTAGATGTACTAACTGCTGACACCTTAGTTATTACTTGGGAACTTACACTATTAGGTTCGTAATAGATTATATTAGGAGAATAAAATGAAACAATTTATAGTTAGTTCTGTATTGGCTATACTATTATTGAGCGCCTGTGCGCCTGTGCCGACACCACCGCCAACTGCAACCGTAGCGCCACCAACGGCTACGGACTTACCTATCACTCCTTTTCCAACTGATACGCCGGGTGTCACACCAACAGACGAGCCGGGCGATCCAATCGAGCCATTCCCCGATGCCCCGCTGTGTGCTAACGCTATTGCAGACCACGACTACAACGTGTTCCACACAGTCTGGGACAGTGCACAAGGCTGCCGCTATGACCATGAACATGGTACATATCCGTTTACAGACGAGGTAGCCGAAGCCTTCCCAGGTTTCGACCTGAGGGCACTAATTGGTGGCGTGAGTGTAGGTCATACAAACCCATCAAGCCCGCTAGAGAACACCCACAAGCACGGCGGACTTAAGTGGGATGTCAACCTAACCAGCGCGACCGGCTGTACCGGACGGGAGGGAGTCCCAACCGGCGTGGACGCCGCTGTTATCCAGTATCATGGCTTCGGGGACTACAGCATCGAGTTCGAGGCTAGACTGCACAGTGCGGTAGGACTGCTACGTCAATGCAGAACAGACGACCCCACTGACTATGGCTACATCTTCGCCAACCAGCTTCAGGACTACGGCCAGCGCACCAGTCCCTACCAGGGAACCGTCCTTCAATATCCGGACACCCCGCTACCGGCATATGCCTCACCGCGTGAGCCGTACTTCACCGTGGACTGCTTCGGCCCAGAGCCGAAGTGCGACCGTTATCCGACCTACGCATCCTTTGTCGCCGGTCAGCGAAGAGCCAACACGACATGGATCAGCGAGCCGGTGAACATCGACAGCGGTAGCGAGCTGTTCGCCCTGCTATTCAGAGCGCGTGACATCTATCAGGTGCTTGACTCCGGCGACCTGACCTACCCATTCACCTTCCGCTGGCTGTGCTCGGAAGATGGGGGTCTGACGTTCTCGCCGGTTCCGGGGTGCAAATACAACAACTCGACAACCACGGTCCATGAAATTGTGGGTGAAATACCGGTGGCATGGGATAACTTGGAAGGATTCGATATGGACCCACGAGTAGGACGCATCACGGCGGAGGGCTTCGTTACGCGCTTCGGTGACTTGAACCAATCTTGTACGGCACCGGGGCCGGACTGCCACCCAATCAAGCTAGTGTCGGCATTCACTGGTCGCTATGGAAAAGCCTTTGGTACAAGCATCCTGGGCAACGCCTTCGACCCGCCGAACACGCCGGAACGGGATATCTATTTCTGTGGCGGACAGGTATGTAATGAGCTTGACGCCGGTGCCGTGCCATCCGGATGGATTGGCCCAAGCAACTAGGAGGATATGCCGAAATGAATTACTTGAAATACATTCTGTTGGTACTTCTTTTGGGGCTGTTGGTTGCCTGTAGTGGGGCCATGCCTCAACGGACTGAAACGCCCACAGCAACACCCCGCGTGCGTCCAACGGCTAGTAATACGCCGCTAGTTCCAACGCCAGGGGGTACAGACCCAACGCCGACCGTTCCGCCACCATCCGGTGAAAACCTGCTCATCAATGGAGACTTCGAGGAGGGTTTCGATGGCTGGCAGTTCGTGAATGGGCACTGGACGGTCCATCGGCCACTGGTCTGTGAACCAACCGGCACAAGTTATGCCCAGATGGACCGTGATATAGCCGGTCTTGATGATTGGCCCATCGGTGGCGAGGACTGGCTATGGCAAGACGTGGCCGTATCTGGAAGCCACAGTACGATTGTTCTTCGCATGATAGAGGCTCACCATATGCATGAAGGCGTGGCTGAGGTTACGGTCTATGGACAGGTCGATTGGGATGAGCCATGGATAATGGTGTTCCACCGCCCCGGAGTAGAGAGCCCGTTCGGTACGGGCAAGTGTAGTTTCGTCGGCCCTCCGGCCGTTTTTCAGTACGTCATTCCGGTTGAAGAGGCATACACGGCTTACCGACTTGAGATTCATGGTCATATGGTAGACCCGGATGACGCCTTCCTGTTTGGTGGCTTTCAGTTGAGCGTGGAGTAAGATTTTCCAGTGCCATCCATAACCTTGCTCACCCTTGTCACTGATTCTGCAAATACTAACAACATAAGTTCTGGTACAATCAGTCCAGCGGCTGATGCTCTTCTTGTCGTGATAACGGCAGCAGCTAATGCCAACTTGGTTGATTTGTCGTCCATTGTGGACTCCTTTACTGGTTCCGGCTCTTGGACAACCGATTCTCGCGTTGGGTCTCAGGGCGGCAAAGGTGCTGTATTAGCCGCTGGCAGGGCGGTCCTCGGAGCAACCCCCGGCTCCGGGGCCGTCACTGCAACATTTGCCGTGAACAGTCGTCTCAAGTGGATCGCAGTATACGAAGTCACAAACTACGATGGAGGTACTCCCGTAGACTTTGACTTCTTCTTTGATTCCACGGGCGGATTTGTTTCAACGCTTACGCTAACCCACGCAACCCCTGCTACCGATACAACTGTGCTGGCCGGTGTCTTGGACGGAGCCAGCAATACGGGTATCACGCCTGACGCCAATTTCACCGAGGACGATGAAGTTCAGCTTGTGGCTGGCGGTAATGAGTGGGCACTTCAAGTTCAACATGACCTCGCCAGTGCTGACAGTACAACAGGCTGGAGCAACCTTTCATCGGCCAGTACCGACGATGTTATAGGTGTTGCAATCGGAATCGCGGCGGTAGCTGGCGGCGGCGATAACTTTTTTGCTACTATAACTGATTCTTTGGATATAACCGATATACTTTCTACCTCTGTAGGAAGAAATATTTTAATATCAGAATCTATAGGAATTACTGATATTATAAATATTATACTAGGAAAATCAATACTAATAGTAAATACGGTGGGAATTACAGATATTTTATCTAGAAATGTCTCGTATAATAGAATAGTCGAAGATTCTTTAACAATAACTGATATTTTAACATCTGCTAAACAGCTTCTTATAAACATATCTGATAATATAGGAATTACTGATACCTTAGACTTTTTCAAGTCTGTAGTTGTGAATATAGTCAATGCTATAGGTATAACTGACAGTCTAGCTGAATCTAGAACACTTGCCAAAACAATTCAAAATGTTTTAGGGATAACAGATAATTTGACTACTGCTAGGGGGATATTTAGAACTTTACAAAATGGGGTAGGTATAACAGATATTATAATTGCAAGCAAAGTAGTTTTTATTGCTATTGCGGATGCAGTAGGTATTACAGACAGTCTGAGCTATATAAAAGCAGTGGCTATATTAATTTCTAATGGTGTAGATATAACAGACGTTTTTTCAAGAGCAGTAGAATATAGAAGGTCTATTCAAGATACAGTAACTCTTTCTGATGCTATTTTCAGAGCTATAAACTATGTAGTAGCATTAGTAGATAATATATCTGTTTCTGATACTGTATTGTCAATTAGACAGTTAATTATATTAATTGCTGATGCGGTGGGAATTACAGATGTTCTAGACTATTTAAAGACAGCATTATCTGTATTAATTTCTGATAGTGTTGCAATTACAGATACCTTATCTAGAGCTATTGATTATAGAAGAATAATTCAGAATACAGTAATTATATCAGATGTTATTTCAAGAACAGTACAGCATATTATAACTCTAGTGGATAGTATATCTATATCTGATATCGTATCAATAACTAGACATCTTTTTTTGACAATTACTGACGCAGTTGGAATAACAGATACAGCAAATGGCATTGTACCTGCTATAATTGCTATTCTACTTTCAGATGATGTTACTATATCAGATGTTATAAGCGGAATAAAGACAATTTCTATAGCAAAAGTTAATGAAATAAGAGCAACATTACGTTATAATGCTGGTATACAATATACAGCTAGAATTACACCAGTTTTACAAACTGTACAAAGAATAACATCAGAAATAAGAAAAACATTGAGGATGTAAAATGACAATAGAGGTAGTATATAAAACAAGCTATGGTTATCTAGTAAAAGTAATTATGGAAGATTATAATTATGATACTAGTGCGTGGGAAGTAGCCGATATATCGGGATTTTCTACTTTGTTATATAAATTTGAACGCCCTAATGGAACTGTAGTAAATATTACTCCAGAGTTTGAAACAGATGGTATAGACGGTTCTTTGGTTTATACTATAACAGAAGATGATAACGTGTTTACCCTGAAAGGTCAGTACCAGTTACAGGTAAAACTAACATCCGTAGGACAGGACTTCTATAGTACAAAATATAGATTTAAAGTAGATTCTCCTCTAGGCAGTACAAGTTAAGGAGTGTGTATAGTGAATTGGATAAATGGAAACGATATAAGTGCTCATCAGGGGGACGTTAATTTCAAAACCATGAGAAGTGCTGGTTCAGAGTTTGTCTATTGTAGAAAAAGTATTGGATACTATAGTGACCTAAGATTTTGGGACAATTTTGACGGCGCTAAGACAGAAGGACTCCCTTTTGGAATTTATCATTATTTTTATGCTGGATACAATGTAGAAAAACAGTTTTCTAAGATGATTGAAGGAATTCAACCACCAGACTTGACCTTTCCACCAGTATTAGACGTAGAGCATAAACATAGTGTTACTAAGAGTCAAGCCCTAGGAGAAGTTCTAAAATTTCTATATCTATTGAAGTCTTGGTGGACAGGCGTACGTATGCCGGCCATCTATACAGCCAAGTTTGTATGGCAGGACTTCTATAGTATAAAACCTGGTTGGATACATGACTGGGATTTATTTGTAGCTAATTACACCAATGAACTTATGCCTGTATATGTACCTATTGGTTGGGAAAAGACCTCTGGAGGTATTGCTATACCTGCTGAGGACCAATTCATAAATTGGCAATGGGAAGCTGATGGAAATAGAAAAGGCCATGCTCATGGAGTAAGTAGCTATGATATTGACATGGATAGAATGCAGGAATGGTACTTTAATTTATTTGTAACTCCGTCTCCTCCACAACCTCCATCTGATATTGACGTTGTATCTGAGTTAGAACAAATTCGTAGCGCAGTAGACAGCATTGAGGCAAAAGTATAATGACTAAAGGTAATGACCAATTTACTCATAAAGACGGGGTTTCTCTAAAGGAGCATTTTAACCAAAGATTTTTAGATATTCAACGGGCTGTTGACAAAGCTGAGCAAACTATTAATACCCGACTAGAGGGGATGAATGAGTTTCGTGAAACTATAAAAGACCAGCAGGCAACTATGGGAACCAAGGCGGATATAGAACAATTAGGAAATAGAATAAATAAGTTAGAGGCCCTTTCGGATATAGCATCGGGCAAAGCCGACCAAGAATCTGTTAACCGTGCTAATTTGATGTCGATAATTGCTCTTGGTATTGGTATTATTACATTTATTCTGCGGATATTCGGTATCTAATTATTATAGGAGAGGAAGAAATGAATAAGCATAATCATGTTGTTTGTAAACATTCAGTAGATTACTGTGCTGTATGTGATGTGTGTTATTGTAGGGTATGCGGTAAAGAGTGGCGTCAGTCCTATAATAATTGGGTGTATTATCCATATACTCCACAGTGGTCTGGTACTGATAGTGTAATTGTAAGAGGTAATTATCATGTACACCTTACTGACCGCCCATCTACCGCTGATGGCGCTTAAAACTAAAGTCCCCTCATTCTACCCTCAATACGCTGTACAATAGGCTGTGCTATGAAACTAACTCCTGTATACATCAATGAAAAATGGGGCTGGGTGCTACAGTATGTTAATAGAAAAGATGTTCTATATGACGGCGAATATATGCTTTCTTTTGATACTAAAGAGGATGCAGAGGAATATGCGACGGATAATCAGTACCATTTAGCTTCTGTGGGCCGCCCCAGTGACCCAGGTGCAGTTTAAACCCTTTAAAGGTAGTAGTAGATGTATAGCAATATATTATGCCAAGAATATTGAGCACATTATATAGGATTAATATCAACTTTGATTAGCCTTTCCTTTAGTTTTATATTCTACTATCATGTAATACTTATACTACTGTTCCGATAAGCTTAGTATTTTATATACAATATTACAACAGCCTCCTTTATTTAGGGGGCTTTTTCATTTATTGGCACAATCCGATACCGATAATAAAAGGTCCTTCATTGTCATTGGGGTACACAGCCGCCATCTGGCCCAGAACCAGTGACATTTTTTTCAGTAATTGGGCGGGGTTCCATTCCTTTAACATTGGGTCAAGTCTAACCTTAAAGCAATCAATGCCGGAGGTCTGGTATCGAGTTTGAATATTTTAAGATTACCGTGACCCTATTCATATAGAATGTGTGATAGACTAGTGGTAGCACGTTAACATGATAGACTCCAATATGCCCTCCGCGAGATTCTGCAAAGGACTCGAATAGGCGGCGAGAGTTTATCCCTCAGACAATCGAACTGTGTACGCGTGGACGCGTGCACGCGAAGAGGTTGACTCCTAAGAGTCTACAATCCACAACCTTAAGGAGTTACCAATGTTAAAGAGTGTGGAGCTTGACGAACTTAAGGCACGTCGCGGCCGCTTGTTGAATCTTATCGAGAGTCATCAATCGTCTGCGAATCGTTACGCGATGCACTACGCGACTCGAGGCCTAGCACAATTCGAATCGAACGAAGCTAGACGGTATCGAGCTATGCTAGACAAAGTCCAGTATCAAATTCTTGTTTTGCTAGTGAAGAGTTAGTCTACAATCTCGCGAGATTGTAGACTCCTAGGAGTCAACCTCACAACGTCAACATTAAGGAATCTGTTACGATGGCAAAGAAACAAGTAAAGGTTAACGCCAGCGTTAAGGCCAATGTCGCACTTGTTGCGGTATGCTTTAACATTCTGGCAAGTTTCGAGTCTGTCATTCGCGACTTCAGTCGGAGGCGTGAGCCGAACGACAACAGCAAGGCTCCAATGACCAATGCGACAACTCAGACCTTCGGTAATCGGACGGTCAGCGGTAGGGTTGTCTGGAGTGTTGGCAAGGAAAGTCGCGAGGTTGTGCTGGAGGCTTGGCAACCCGCACGCGACGCGAACGGCCGCGAGTTAAGGCGCAATGCTCCAGCAATTCGTCACGCATACGCGACGCGTCAAGTTTCCGAATCAAACGCGGTCGCTGAGGCGTTTCAAGTGCTGAGCTACTTCGCTCTCAGCATTGCAAGCGGCCAACTGCCAAGCCCGACTCGTCGCTCAGCAGAGTCAACCCTCAAAGGTTTGCTGCTGAATAACGCCATACAAGAGTCAGGATACACAATCCAGAGTCTGACTCTAACTGGCGCCAACGGCGAGTCTGTCGAATATCCCGCGGCCGCTTTCTTGGGAATTCTCGCGGCCTTTGTCTCAAACGCGGAGGCCATTTTGCAATGGCCGACTGCTGGCGGACGCGGACAAGCGCGACTCGCTGAGGTTGATTTCCTGTAGAACTTCCGTTCTAAATTGACTCGGCAACGTTGTGAGGTTGACTCCAATCCCTTATAGAACGAACGTGCTAATTTCGATCCGCGTTTAGAACCCCTGTTCTAATATCCGCCAAGAAGAATCGCGCCCAGGAACCAGAACATTGGTTCTAAAAAATTTTCGCTGTTTCCGGTACCATGATATCTCAGTAACGGTACCAATGAGGCAATTAGAATATCTGGTACCACGATATCAAAGTAACGGTACCACATTGGCAATTAGAAAGTGTGGTACCATGATACCCCGGTAACGGTACCGTTAAGCCAATTAGAAAATGTGGATATTTGGTACCATTTTCCTGGTTAGTGTACTTTCACAAAATCTGCACCACTACCATCAGCATTGGTACCACGATACCAGTTCGCCCCGATTAGGCTCCCCGGTACCACGATATGTATAGTATATATATGGGTACCAGTGTACCAGTAACACGGTTCAAATTAGCAATTAGAATATATGTACCAATAACCCGGTAGAACATATGTTCATGGGCGACTAAAAATGGACCCATGGTTCAATAATCCCTTTATGCTATATAGTATAGGTACCACTGGTTACGGTAACAGGAAAGGTATAAGCAATTAGGGTTGCTGGTCTTAGGTACCATGATATGCACAACCTGGTAGCCATTTGTCAATAATGGTACATTTACGCATATTCCGATAGAATTGTGCAACTATATGGTACAAAGTGTATGTTTGTCAGTACATACCAAGAAAAGGTTGATTGTCCCAATAAATATGTTCATTGTACCCCTAAAACGTTGATTGACCCAGTAAACATACTCCTTGTACCCTATACTCTATACTATACATACTACTATAGCATATAATACCAATATCTGAGTACGATTTATCTTTAGCCTCGTTTTGAACCATGATTTCAAATAAAAAAGGGAACCAGCTACTGGAGGTAACTGGCTCCCGGTGGAAATTAGGTGGTTCGGGTTCGGTTATTCTCTCACAGGAACTGAAGCCATATGTCCAAGAAATACCGGCTTCTTAATATCAGAAAACGTGGTCCGGCACTCTATTGTTAATGTAAGAGCTGTACTGTTAGACATTGGTAACGCTAATACCTTATTCACAGCATCTTTTGGATTTAATTCTTGTACCAAAAACAGTTTCTTTAGGATATTGCCGTTACCATAGTCAATCATTACAAGTACTGTATATAGTGTCATTTTGTTTCCTCCTGGTTCTGGTTCACTATGGTTCGCATAACGTACCGAATTTTCCACAGCAAGCATGACAACTTAATCATCCTTGTTAGATACGGGTACTGGTTCATTTTGTTTTCCTCCTGATAGAAATTAATTGGTTCGGGTTCAGTTTTCTTGTATGCGGTTTGTACCTCCCGGATTATACTCGAAATCTTTTGGTACAGTGTACATATAGAAACCTGAGTAATAACCATCTACATAACGGTCTTGGTACACATAGAATGGTTCAACCTCCACGTTTCTAATCTCGGTTCGTAGTGGATGTTGTATGTCATGCAAGATTACATACATCACAGCGACAAACCCGTTTGGTGCTTGAACCAAACACTTTCTTATTGAACTCTTGGTGCGGACACAAACGTAGTAAAGCATTGGCGGCCTCCTGGTTCATAACTCGTTCACGGGTTTCCTGTACCCATTTTCGGGCTCGAATAGATGCTTTGGTGTCACACGCACCACACATCATATATTCCCTATTGGGCTAATGGGACCATCTTCATCATCTAAACCAGAAATCCAATTATCAGGATTGTTTAACTGGTCCCGATAATCTGGGTCATCGAATGGGTCATCACTATCTATACTATCCAGAAAATCTTGAACCCAATCAGGATATTCTTCTGGCTTTCCTGGTTCTGGTTCGGATTCATACTCGTGGTGCTCCCATCCTAGGTACCGCGGTTCTCCGTATTCCAGAATGGTAATAGCGTCTGGTGCATCTATCGGGTCAGCTTCGCACATATGGCCGAAATCACCCCCTGTACCAGAATGGCCGTAGTATATCTTATCATGCAGGGTGATGACCCGTACCGCTGGTGCCAAACACTCTGGACACGTCATCACTACCTCTTCGGACAGATTCGCTACCGGAACTCCATTCTCGAATATCGTCCTCTCGGTACGGTCCATCATTATCTTTGTAATCATAATAATCCTCCGGTATCTCTAGGACTTCGCCGGTACAGTCGTGTTGTTCTGGGTCTTCAATCAGACTCATTGGTTCCTCCTTAGATATTCCCATATCTCAGGCCACCAAGGTTGAGACGTTAACCACCAAACTAACTTACGGACCGTATCGTCATTCATTTGGAATCCACTCTGGTATAGGTCGATTGGTCCACTTGTGAAGTCGTTGTTTCACTACAATATAGTATTGCCGGTACGCGTCCACTGTTGGCAAGTGCTTGAATTCAGCAGAAACCACTTTTGGTGGTTCAGTGAAAGGAACATCTGGTAGATGTTTCAAAATCTGGTTCTTGTGCTCAGTAAGTTCCACAATAACGTCAGTTGTGGCATGTATATTGCCCCAGCGGTGCGTATACTCAGCACACAACCATGTTGCAAGAGATAGGTTCCAGGACCAGTTTTCTCGGCTTGCCGCCGTCCATCTGGTACAAGGATGGTTGATAAACACTGATTTATAACCAACATCAATCCCGCACCGTTCTCTTGCTACGGTGCTACACATTTGTGCACTTTCTACCGGCATTTTGATTACATGCCTATCGGCGTGGTACTCAGCTATCTTGTCTAGTTCCTGGTCCAAATAGAAGATATTCATTATACTACTCCTGGTGCTAACTCAATGTGAGTAACGGAATTGCACGATTTGTGGTTCGCAATCCAAGAAGCAAATTGTGATAGTATCACCTTTCTATTCTTGAACCGGGGGTTCGGTGTCCATATGTTACCACAGTAAGGGCACCGAAACTCCATTACAGGCTTCCGCTTTGGTGCCCTATATTTCTTTATGGTGCCAGGATAAGGGCCTCTGCACCATTTGTAATTGTAACATGCAATAACCCATAGACCAGCTTGTACCACAAAAGGTGCATTTTCGTGAAGTTTTCGGTACTCTGCCTTAGCCAACATATCAGGAACCACTTTGTTGGCTATAGACCGGTTTCTCAATGTTTCTTGGATTGATGTGTTATATGGCATGATTTCTGGTTCCATGCCCAATTCCCAAAGTCTGCCTAACACTGCTTTGAAGTCGTCCCAGCTTGGACTAAAAACGACCCCAGTTTCAAACTCTGTACCAGTTTCGCGTATGGCTATTCGTTTCTTACGCATTGCACCATCCTCCTGGTAATCGAACCGGTTTTTGTGGTACACAGACCCCACACTTTCCATCATCTTAGTATACTATATGGTACGTTGTATTTCAATAACCAATCATATCGAAACTACCAGGTATACTACCAGATTTTCCGGTTCCTGTACTATACGCTCGTCTGAGCGTGACGCCTTTAAAATGGAAGAGTATGGGAACCAGTATCTCACTAGTACGCGCACCACAAATATGGTACAACTTGGTATACGCCCTAGGTACCACCGTCCCAAACAGCCGGTTCCCACACTAAAGCGATATCTGCACCAGTATCGTAAGTTGATATCAGCGAACCCCTAAACCCTGGTTCGCACCACCGGTAACGGGTTGTCTGTAGAAATTAGGACATCTGAACCATAAAGATTAATAAAAAAAGGCGCTCTGCCAAAGCACCTTGGTACTCTATATACCCTCTATTCTACTTCCTATAACACCCGGTAATGCTACCCATATGTTGGGGTAGGCTACCAAGGCAACATAAGTGGTACACTTACTGTCTATGGTGTTGCTATCTTGGTGCCGACGGAGTGGTACTCAGTCAATCCGCTTGGCAGAGCGTCTATATCCACCAGTATCTTACCGGTTACCATTATAAATGGTTGTTCCACGGTGTAATACTGGTGTAGTGGGCCCAGTAGGAATTGAACCTACGACCTACCGGTTATGAGCCGGCTGCTCTAACCCCTGAGCTATGGGCCCAGAATCTACATTGTAACCTGGCTAAACTAATATGGGTATCCTACCCGGTGTGGGGATTAGCTCCTATGGTACAATGTAGATAGGATAGGTTATAAAGACGGGCAATAGGTGCCCTCCTAATGTTCGATTGATTTCCGAACCATCTTTATAACCTCTCCTTAACCCACTAATGAGCGGTACAGAGTCATGTTGACCTCCGTACCGCTCACTTATTGTGGTGAGGGTGCTACAGCTTATAAAACGACTTCGACCTCCTCTTCTTCCGCACCAATACTTACATCACGCACCTTAACCGTTGGAGGGTACTTCTCCAATGATGGTCCCAAGACGGCGGCACGGGCCGAAACGATACTCAGAAACCTCGATACCGGCGCTTCCAAAATGGTTCCACGCGTTCGTGGTTCCATGTACAGAATGTAATCGTTCAAATTCTTCATTTGGGTAGCGTTACCAGCAACCCAAATACATGCACCATCGGGTTTGTCCCCTCGACCGCCAGTAGCGCCTAGAATTAAACCACAAAGGAAGTTCAGATTCGCTTCACCAACATTTTGTTCCTTCTTCTGGTCCTGGTCAATCAAGATAGCCTTGACCGCACCATTCGCATCTCGAAGTTCAACTCGCCGAAACTGGTCCCTAATTGTTGGTACAAGGGTATACAGCGGCGATTGTGATATTGTACGCGGCTGAGGAAGAATTGGTGCAGTTACTTTACCATTTGTAGCTTTCTTTGCCATTGGTACACTTTTCCTTTATTTGAACCGAGTTTGTGGTCTATCGTCTCGATGCGGATTATCGGTACATTCCGCTTTCTTTTCAATAGGCACATCGGTTTGATGTGAACCAATTACCTTGAATTGGGACCGCCTCCTGGGTAATTCTTCGTAGTAATCGCCTTGAATCATAAATCTGGTTCGGTATTCTAAATTGGGGTTCATGTGATTTCTCCTTTTTCTGAACCCAAGCGAAAGAGGAGTTTACAGGATGCGGTACATACTAGACGTTCAGACTACAAATTGAGAGGCTGAACGTCGATGTACCTGAACATAATCTTACCGTCTGAATGAACGGTTCCAGGCCAATAACTTGCTGACTCGGTACGGAGACCCTCAATAATTGACGGGTCCTCGACACATCGGTTCCAAATCTGGCGAGCGTGGTCCATCGCCTCCCGATAGTCATAATATCCGACCTTGGGTTCTCCGTTGTGGTTCAATGCCTGTACCGTAACTCCAAGTGCAGGCAAGTGAATCAACCACGGAGTATTACCACGGTGCATTTCACCCTCTTCCACCGAGTCCTCACGGATAAACGGTGCAGGGTTGATGATAAACACCAGTTGACTTACGGTTCCATCAATTATCTGTTGCATGATGGAACCAGCGGCACTAACTGGGGCGTCAGCGGCCTCGTCAGTACCTGCGGCTTGGGCCTTTCTATTCTTTGCCATATGGATTCTCCTTGGCTATTGAACGGCACCAACCGCATCCTGTAAACAAAAAGCACGCCCACGTACCAGTCAAAATTGACGCGGGCCTGCCTCAGCTTGATTATACGCCAGGTATGTGGACCAGGTCAAGTATCCAATTGTATAGATAAATCTATGTTTTATAACGTAAATCTTATTTGAACCGGGGATTAATATTCCTGGTGTCCGGTGGGCCAATATACGGATACCCGGTTCTCGCACTAAAAGAGTACCTGTACCATAACCGCCCCTTGGTTCTCCTAATACAATCCCCTTAGGTACCACCATACCACTGTACCAGATTCCTGGACAAAAAAATACACCGACAATACTTTATGCCGGTGTTTGTTTTTTTTTATGAATCTTTCAGTAAAACAAAGTAAGTTAGTGTTTTCAAGTAACCGCGACGCTATATAAATTAGAATTAATGAACTCATATTACGACCTAAATATTTCCTGCTTAGTATCTGAACTAAAACAAATCCAATGAGTATATCTACGGAGATGGCTTTGAGCATATTCTTCTGCGTCTTGTTCTGTATAAAACTCTTTCCATTCTATAAAATTATAATTATTACGTATACATACTTTCCACATTTCTTTAGCAGTAGTATAATCTAGTCTAGTTATAAAAGAATCTGTACATAGAAATAATTGATATTGTAGTAATTGTGTAGTATCGTTAGTTTGTGGCATCGTTAGTTTTCCTCAAAATATCGTTATATCGTTCTCTTAGTATATGCATTAAAATAGATACAGCAAATCTAACAAGTTTATATGTTATATAAGTGTGATTATTAGTATGTACTGACATATTTATTATTTTACTAAATTCTCGCTCGTAATCTTGTTGTGGCATCATAGTTTAGTTTCTCTCCTTATTTGTGTGAAACAAAATTAGTTTTGAATCGTGAGTAACAGGTTGTGTATAAAAATTAAGATAATTATTTTATTTCACTACTTTGTATTATTTCACTACTTTGTAATTGTATTTGTAGAGTTGATTTACATGTTGGACAGTCATAACTAATACCAATATTCCCATTCTGTAAACTATTTATATTAATGCCTACAGAATGAATATAAACATAAGCATGACAGTTTGGACATAGCATCCTGAACTTTAGTTTATTCAGTTTCATTGCTCGTACTACTCCTCTTGTTCATAATCAAACTGAGCAAATAACTTGGAATATTCATCTGAAATGTATTTACTTTCCTTTGGAAAAACTTTATCATAATACTCACTCAATACTCTAACTATTGTTTCATAATTAACTTGATGGCCGGCAAGCATATGATGTCTTAAATGACGCATCATGGCAGTATGATTGTGCATAATATATGTGGGATATATTTCGTAAAATATTCCAGCTTGGAATATAGATTCTTGTTGTACTTTATCCATTAATTCACATGACATACATTCATAAATAATGTTACCACCATGCCCTGTAGTTCCTACTAAATATAAATCTGATGTACTTTTTCTAGCGTAACTCATTATTAATTTTCTCCATCATATCGTCTATTAAGATAATAACCAAGGTAGGCTTTAGGTGAATCTTCATAAATTATACCATAAGAACGATTAGCAAATTTATCAAACTTTTTCTTAGTAATTTGAACCATACGATGGTTTTTCCAATGACGCTCGTTATAAAGTAGAAAATTATCTGCAAACTTAAAAGCTTGTCGTTTAGAAGAAGCAGAGATAAAAAGAATAGGTTTTTCAGTCATTATCTCTTTTACCTCAAAGTACATTTTATAATCCTGCTTTCTTTAGTATAGAAATCGAATCTCTTATCTTTTTAATATCAAACTTATAATTATCAGACATACTATTAATCTTATGTTGAATAGCTTTCTTTATCTTCTCCGGGTCTGGTGGAGAATCTCTTTCAACTATATAGTGCCCAAACTCAGAATAAAGAGTTCCTGTAACAATGTTAATAACCCCGCTTCTAGGACTCCAATAAATATCAACACTTATTCCCTCAACAATTCTCTCAGTATAAGTAAATTCATGAGCATCTGTGGTGCGATTTGTAGAAAAAAGGTATCTATGTGTTTGTAGAAATTTTTGTAGTTCATTTACTTCTTTTCCTCTTTCTCTTTTTAGATAGAGATATTTATCGGCTAGTTCTTGTAGAGTAATCATTTAGTTTCTCCTACTTCTTGAAATATTACTTCCCACTTGGGGCTAACGTATTCATCAAATAGTTGATAATTAATTTCAACAATATAATGAGTATCATAAAAATGGACCAATTCTCCATCACTATTTACATGGTCATTATTTACTGCCCATTCTGCCATAAGTGACTTTGCCTTTACTAAAGAGGGTGTAAGAATAAAAAGAATAGGTTTTTCGGTCATTTTTTCTTTTACTACAAAATACATTTTATAGCCTCTTTTTATCTAACTCGATGAAGCCATAAAGAAATTTTGTTTTGACTTCTTAAATTTGTAAATACTGTAGGGTGTTTCTTCCAAAACGGGCTTGCAGAAAAATAATGTTCCAATTTATCTTGATAATCTGCTGTACTGTATAGAAAGGCACCAAATCTATTTTCTGTAGCTATAAAGTTAAGCAGATTTGTAAAGAACCCAAAGACATCGGTTTCTTTTTTGAATATTATATTGTCCACATGAAAATTAAGCCCTGCTACAATAAATATACCACAATTCAATGGAAAATCTCCTATTGTAAATTCCATAAAGAAACCTTTATCCTCTTCTAGACTAATATAAAATTGAAGATAATCTTCTGTATAGCCTGTATCAACAGATGCTTTACCTTTATAATTCTTATCAATATATTCATTTATTTGTTCCGAGAATTCTACAAGAGTATCATAATAAAAATGGTCACAAAACCACTCTGGAAGTTCTGTTTTGATATTCATTTAACCCACCTTATTCTTAGTAAATATCCAAGTATAAATATTATTACCACTACTTCTATTTCTCCAAACAACATCACAACAATACCAGAACAGACTCTTTTCAAAATATTTCATATGATTAACTTGTCTTTTACTAGTAGTATACATAACAGCGGATTTACCAAATGCTGATAGAAAAGACCTAAATATAGAATCAAATATAGGGTATGGTGTACTATTAAAGAATTCAAAATTGTGACAATGCATTAAACCACAATTAGACATATCTGGGTGCAAAATAAACTTTCCATGTTTATTAAAATTAATAATTACTGAATCGTTTATATGAGTTGTACGTGGAATAGAAAATAATACAGAAGTTATCTCAGGGGTTATGTGTTTAAAATGTTCTTCAAGACGATTTTTACTATATTCATAAAATAACCAAGTAGGGAGATTGCCGCTCATTCTGTACTACTCTTTCTTCCAGTAGATTCTGCCCATCGTTGAATAAATCTTTTTGCAACAAGTGGTGTCATTCCCACATTTTTTGTCAATTTATTTTCTGCATCTTTTGAGGAAATATTACCGCTAATAAAAGCATTTTCAATTCGTTCAATTTCTTGCTTAACTTGGGGACTATTATTCGTCATGTTTAATGTCTCCTTTGTTACGTCTACATAATTTTTTACACCAACTTTAAGAATTTGTGCTAAAGTATTTGTTTTCCATCTTTCATCTTCTAGCAGTGTAGTCATTTTTGCTACCTTATGTTGATAATAAGTAATTGTAGTGGCCTGATTTTTAATCCTATAGTCAAATAATTGAAGTATAAAATTGGGAATATTCATAATATATATTCTGCATACTTACAGTCAATACAACAATATCCTTCAAACTCTTCTTGGACTTCTTTTGAAATTACATTACCACAATTGTTACAAAGAATTTTATCGTTATATTTCTCTTTCATTGCCTTACTCCATTCTTCAATTCGACTATAAGTAACACTTGAATTTACTGTATCATAAGTTGTTGAAAACTTCCATTTAACTTCTTTATCAGACATTTATACCTCCACCCTTAGCAGTTTATTAACAAAAGATTCTGCCTCATCTATAGCATTAATAATGGTTGTTTTTGATATTGAATATTTTTGAAGAGATGAACAATGTTTTAAGTTTAGTATAAAAGTTCCCGCCATATCTCTTTCGGCTATATTAAATGCTTTTGTATTCAAAGTAATACTAGAAAGCTTAGTAAGAACTACTAATAGCCTGTTTAGTATTTTTTTATGTTCCATGTTAAAACTCGCTTGATAACTTATCTTCAATAAATTCTTCTGCTTGTGAAATTAAAGTGGCTAATCCATCCAAAGCTGTATTTATACCATATTTTTTGCAACCTTCTAATTCGGTACATAAAGCACTTATGTAAAATTCTGAATCAATAGTAGTTCTCATACTTGTAGTAGAAAGTATTATGTAATTTAGTTTGCAAACCAAAGAGAAAATGTATAATATCATAGTATAATCTCCTCATTTATATCCTGTATTTCTCCTGGAATATTAATACCGGGAGGAACATTATCACAATTAAAACATTCATTATTACCAGAATCTCCTATAAAATGTAGATACTCTTCTTCTGAATTAAGTACCTCCATATTTAGGGTATCCACTATAAATAAAGGCCCGAGTGCGGGTATTTTGTAAGGACCTTTTATTTCATGTTCATCTGTATAATTTATAGATTCTTTGTACTTCTGTTGCATTAGTTCTTCCGCTTGAATAATATTCTCAGCTATGATAGGAATTACTAAGGGAGAATCATCATAAAATATTGCTACAAACAAACTTTTTGTTTCTTTTGGATATATCACTCAACTAACCTCCCTTCGATAAGAAATTTGTTTTTGTAGATATTTGCATGTCCTACCCCTGTATTTTATTGAATTTTATAATGAAACCGTGAAAAATTTACAGTTATGTCTACATTTCGGGCACCGAAATATGTTGTAAACAAAGTTTGTTAGTATTTCTGAGTAACAGCCTCCATATAAAAATTAGGATATTCGTATCATAGTAAGCAAACTTTATCATTAGTATAGTCTCTATAATCGCTGACTTTATCTAAAGCAATCTTTACTCTTTCTCGATTATCTAATAGAATCTTCTGCTCGGCCTGCAATGTTGTAATTTTTATAGCTCTATCTGAAATTATTACATCTAAATTACCTAATTCTGTTTGTAACTGCTTTGCTATACTTAGTTTCATCAGTTTCTCCTCATTTCTTTTATACACCATCTAAACAAATGTATACAAACTGCAAATAGACCAAAGCAAATAATGTCTCTTATAGTATTTAGAGGCACTAAATTTCCCCAAATTCATTCAACTGTTGTTGCATATATTCAGCGGTTTTGATTTCTGCATAAACAGTGGTATCACAATTACTACAAACAAAACTAATAGTTAATATTCCTTCTTGTAAAGGAATACCCATATTTCTTACTATAGCCTCTTCATTAGCTAATTCTATGATATTTGTTTTTTCTAATTTCATACACTTAGGGCAGGGTAATATTACTAACATTTCTTCTGTCATTTAGGTAAACCCTCCTCTAGCTTTAATTGAGGAATAGTTCTAGTATATTCTACAGCGCCCTCTTGTGTAAGAATAGCAATAAAATCTCCAATATAAGTAGCTACGATAGAAGAAATATTTTTACCAGGAAAATCTTGTCTAAAACAAGCCGTAGTTATTTTTAGTGCATATGCTCTATCACTGGTGTTAATAAAATATCTACATATGTATCCTCTAAAGGCTACGTTCACTTGGTACATCAGACTCTCCTTTTGGTTCTCATACTAAACCGAATTCTGGACCAGCACCCACTACCCACCTAATACTCCGTGGTGCTGGTCCTCTAATAGAAACTCCACCAAATCTTGTTCATCTTCTTTAGGATTAAAGTCAATATCTTCTACTGCTAATTCAATATTATTTGAATTATTATCAATATTGAATAATAATTTGATAATAAAATTTAATAGCTTATTCATGCTGTTTTCTATCTAATAGTTCAAAAAGATAATTAGTAATTCTTTGTTGATACCACCCTCTAAAACTACTTTGAGCCGTTGAACAATCGCGGTTAGTTACTGTGGAATAAATACCATCAACACCAAATATTGATTGCATATTTGATAGAAAAGTATCGTAATAATCACTGTCTTGAGGAGAGTTACTCATAATATTGTTTACGCAAAGTGACTTAATCCATGAAATTTTATTATGACCTACTGCAAGTAATTGTCTAAGATTTTCTATGCGAGTAATTCTTTTATCATTAATAGCCTCCCGCCATTGGCTATAAAATTTCATGTCCATAGTTCTAATAATACTTGCCATCAAATAAAGCCCCATCCACCTTAGTATATTATGAGCTTTTTCATCGGATTTAATATCAATAATTCTTTGTGTTCTTGAACCGCTATAGTACCGTGTTATTGTAAACATTCCACCAAAAACAATGTTTAATTCATTAAAAATTGTATTATAATCAAATATCGTTTCATTTCTATTAAAATACAATAGCATTCTTGTAGCATAAAGTTGTGATAGATGTCTTTCCCTCAATATTCTAAAAAGGGATGCAAAACAATAATCTTTTATATGTTCTTTTCCAATAAAGAAATTAAAGAAAGTATCATATCTTTCAAATCTATCTTTGATAGTGCGTTGATGTATTTTCTTTAGTTCGTTTATTAATTCTTTATCAGTCATTCGTTCCTCCTGAATAGATAACTAAGAACTTCATTAACGTGTGAATAATCTCTTGTCCACATTTCAGGGTGACTTTGTACTGCTCTAATTTTATCCCCCTCAATGCCTTCAATAATATTATGTTTAGAATCAACCATTGTAGATATTA